CCCTCCCAAAGGATTTTCTAATGCTCTTTTAATCCTTTTATCCATTTTTTCTTCTAACTCTTTTTGTGCTAGTTTTATTTTTTCCTCTAACTTTTTCATGTCATCTTCTAAAGTATCAATTGTAGATTTTAAATCTTTAGCATTATCTCTTGAATCTTCTTTTATTTGTTGTTCAACATCATTAACAATTGATTCAACTCTACGCACATCTTGTCTTAAATCATTTTTTAATTCATTAGCTACATCAGATACTAATCTTATTTCTTGCATCATCATTTCCATTTCACCCATTAACATTTCTATTTCTGTTTGTAATAGATCTGTCTTACTTTTCATTTCTTCTTTTGTAAGTGCAATGTTTTTATCAAACTCTGAAAGATCAGGTGCAACATAATTTTGTATCTGTTCTTTCATGTTAAGGTAGTCTTTGTAAAATTCAAAGCCACCCCATAATCCTCCACCAAGTGTAGTTAATGCTGTAAGTATAACAAATATTTTGCCACCTTTAAATTTCATTCCAGCAAATTCAAACTCTGCCATTGCTACTCCAAATCCGTCTGCCATTGACTATCAATTATTTCATTCATGAGTCCTTCACTTCCAGCAAATAATAAATACTGTCCTATATTATTATTAGGTATTTGTGTGTCAGGTATTATCATGTCTGTAAAAAATCCTTCCCGATCATTTAATTGTTTTTGTGAGTCAAAAAAAGTTTTTGTATCACCTAAAACTTGCATGACTATTAGTGTTTTTAACTGATTTGTTGAATCATATCTACCTTTATCGCCCATCTTCTTCACGATCTTTTTAGCAGCTTTTTCTTTTTGTTCTTCTTTTTTTACAGGTTTTTCTTCGGTTTCACCTTTATCTTCTGGTTCTTCCATATCTTCTGGTTGATCTTCATCTGCATCAGCCTCTGGTGCGCTTTCTTCAGCCTCTGGCTTTTCAGCCACATTTTCTTTAGATTCTTCAGTAGGTTCTTCAATAGGTTCATCTTTTACCTCCTCTATTTCTGGTTTAGATTCTGGTTCTTCCATATCTGGTTCGTTCATAGATTCTGTTTCTGGTTCCATATTAGGTTCTGGCATTTCCATATCCATTTCAGGTTCTGGCATTTCCATATTCATTTCAGGATCTGGTAGTTCTAAATCAGGCATCTCTAGTTCCATCTCCATTTCAAACTCCATTTCCATTTCAATATTTGCCATTTCCATTTCAGGTATATCCACTTCCATAACAGGCATTTCAAAGTCCATTTCGAAATCAAAGTCCATCTCCATTTCCATTTCAACTGTGTCATATGACATATTCATGTCAGGCTCATCAAACTCTGGTTCAAAATATAGATCATCGCCTGGTGCATCTACAACATCATTATGTTCAAAAATATTTTCTACAATATCTATAACTTCTGCTTCTGTGCTACCACCATATGCTACCCACATTTCAACACTAAGTATATGTTCTGTAACTATTTGACTGACAACGTTATAGAGCACATTAATTGTAACATCATCGAACAAGGGTCCGATTGCTAGATTAATATCTCTACCTCCAATTTCTATGGTTAATGTTGTAATTCCTCCTGCAAAATCAAAACCACTTTCATAAGTTTGATAACCACTATTAACACCTGATTCTGATAATATATCTGTTCCACTAAAGACTGATGTATTTCCATCCTTACCTGTAATGTGCATATAGATTCTATCCTGTGAATCTTGCTTATCTACTTTTATTGAATAATTAGTTCTTCCTCCATTTTGTATATCAAGATCTGATATATCAATTGTTTGTATAAATGTCGTGCCCATGCCCGGTACACCTTGTGTCGATGTGCTATTGCCACTACCAGTTATTTGTGCACATTTATCGGCACCTAAATTATAACAACTATTGCCAGAAGGCATTGATGCAGGACCTTGACCTCCCCAGTCTGTATCCATGTCCCCCTCAAATTTAGATGAAACATAACCAGCATCTCCATCAAGAATATCTCCTGAATCTTCATTAGTTGTAGTTATTGTTGTGGTTGTAGTAGTAGTTTCTGTTGTAACTGTATATCCGTCAGCTTCATATTCAATGGTTTCTACTTCATCTATAACAATGGTTTCTTCGACTCCTGGCGTACATAATCCTGTTGCAGTAACAGGACATTCTGCTCTAAGGGGCGAATGCCACGATACCAGAATGCATAGCCATACCCAATACAATAAATTTAAGAAGTTTTTGCCCATCCGTTAGTCCAGTTGTTTGTTGTTCTTTTTGTTTAATTTCTATTTGTTTAAATACTTGAGATCCTTCAGGTACTAAAGCAGGATTTTTTTCCCACCCTTCTTTAGCTTCTTCCCCTATAGCTCCCATGTACGGACAATATGTACCTGCCATATACATTGCATCCCACACACGAGGATCAGCACAAAGTGTTGACACTGCGGCCACCTTCATGCCCATCGAGTAAAGTGAGCGACTTAATTTTATACGTTCACAATTTTCGTCCGTAATAGTAATTCCGCTGCTAATACCTAGAATCTGGGTTTGCACCGCACCTGCTGCCGCTGTCTTACACACATCAGAATTGTTTACAACAACACTTGGTGAGTTTGCAGTTGGTGGTGCCTTGTCCGTTACAACGGTCGAAGACACCGTGTTCGTATCTGCTCCATTAGCGCTCGTAATTGCACTAGCAACTAAAATAAAACATAATACAAAAAAAAGAATTCTCATTTAACATTTCCATCTTTTTCTTGCTTGACGTAATCTTGAGTTAGGATTTTTTGCAGCTTTAGGAAACTGTTTCATTTGACCTGCACTTCTAGCACAATATGATTTTCTTCTTTTAGCAGCTTTAGATCCTTTTTTAACTTTGCCTGTTACGGCTGTTTTTAATTTAGAACCAGGGTTCTCACGTCTGTAACGTGCAGTCCCAGCTTTAGTCATTCCCGCCCCAGACTTTGTGGAGCGGAAATATTTTTTTGTTTTTGGTGGTTGTTTATCCTTAGCCATAAATTACATTAACTTTAGTAGCTTGGTTAAAGAAAACATAAAGATCGGTATCAAATTTTAATCCCATTTCAGGAAAATCAATTTGAAGAATCTCATCTTCTCCAGAACCAATAGCAGGAGTAACTTGAGTAAATTTAACAGTGCCACTTGCACCATCATCTACCAAATCAATTCTGCCTTCAGTTCCACCACATTGAACAGTTAATCCTAACACCCGAGCAGGAGCACTAAGTGTATTACTTCCTGCACTTACTTTAGTAGTTACTTGTCCACTAGAAGTTAATTGTTTAGTTTTTAAAGCAAACATTATTAACTCCAAGGATTAGCAAATGTACCGTTTCCGATTAATTGTGCTTCGACTAACCAAATTAAACCATCAACAGCTCTACATCTAATGTGAGCTCCTTCTAGTCCACCTTTAGTAGTAGCAGTTAAAGTTAAAGTGTCAGTTCCACCTGCGCTAAAAGCAGTCACGGCTCCTGGATCAGTTGCTGTGTTGTTGTAGATCGCCATACCTCTAAACACATCTGCTGTATCTCTACCTGCTGCAGTTCCTGCATTTAAAGTAAAAGTGTTACTTGAAGTTAAACTTGCAGTCATTAAAAACTCATAGATCATTCCAACTCTATTTGTAGAGTTAGGATCAGTTCCTGGTCCTGCAGTTTCAGAACTTGCTGTGTCTATGATTGAAGGTAAGTTAAATACAGTAACGGCGTTTCCGATTTGTACAACCTTGCCTTGATATTTATCTATGCCCGCAATATCAGTTCCACCGTCTGTGGTTCCTGCACTTATTGATTGAGCCATATCAGGACCTGTTCCTAAGAACCCATTAAGGGATCTTACTGGTCCTTGAAAAGTAGTTCTAGCCATTTTATTCTCCTTTGGTCGTATAGACCATTATCGCTACGCCGTCTCTATACCGTCTGCCTAGCCAGTCTGCGTAACTAAATTAATACTAGGAATTATATTGTAAAACAAAAAAGGCGGTCTTGCAACCGCCTTCTTCTATCTGGGAGGATCCAGTAATTTTTATGAACCTTGAGATCCGTAAACCGCTCTAGGATCAGAGTAACCAAAGCTGTATCTCTCTCTAGCTTTGTATCTCATATTTCCTGTGTCAAAATCGCCTTCCATGCCAGTAGCAAGGGCAGCTCTTGTGAAGTGTTTGAATCCATTAGGACAATCTGTTTTAATAAAGTATGCATCAGTATCTGATAGATAGTGGTTAACTGTATAACCACCTGGTAACATACCCATATTTTTCAGAGCGTTGATATCATTGTCAGCAGTACCGACTCTTAGAGTTGAGTTCAAGACTCTATCAGCTACGAATTGAATGTTTACTGGGATAATTAATTTTCTTCCCTGCATTGCAATTTTTAGCCCTCTTTCGTCGATAAAACCAGCAATATCAATCATCGCTTGTTCTAATGAGGTTTCGTTTAAATCTGCATCTGTAGCACTTCTGTTTGAGAAGTTACCACCTAAAGCAGTTGGGTGTGCAGTATTACATAAAGTAACACCATCACCGCCAGTCGTTGCAAATGCTGTGTTTAATACATCAGCACCTTTAACTTGTTTTGTATACGCCATTGAACGAGCCAATGCTTTTGTATAACGAGCAGATAAAGTATCATATAAGTTATCTTCGACTGCTTCTTCCGTTAAAGCGAATGCTAGTGCAATTGTTTCATGCACGTATCTCGCAGTGAAAGATTCAGAAGCGGTATCAAAACCAACTGCTGCACCTTCCGCTTTTACAGAAGCTTCGCCAAAGCCAACCAACATAACCTCTTCTTCGAATGCTCTATCACTAGATTCATTGTCGAAGATTTCTGCGGCCTCGTTTTCATAACGTGCGTACTCTAGTCCAAACAGGGCGTTTAAACCAGGTTCTAGCTCTTTAGCTAGTTGTGCTCTACTTATAGCCATTTTCTAGTCTCCTATTAGTTTATTCCTGTCGCTGTGTTAAAGAAATGTACGTTAAGTTTAACTATCGCTAATCGACCAGCAACGGTTGCGTCATCATTGCTAGGAGAATCTTCGAAACCGAGAATTCTCAAGTTAAGGGAGGCTGTAGTGTTTGCTGTACTTACTGCTAATTCGCCTGCAGAATAACCAGAAGTTGTACTTCCAGTTATACTTGTAGCAAAGTTTGCATTAGCAAAAACTAGTCCATCGGCTGCCGCCGCATCACAATTTATTAAAAATAATTGATTTGGATCATCTATTATATAACCAATAACTTCTGTATTTGCTTTACAAGAAGCAGTGCCTGGATAATAAGCTGACCACGTTGGCGTGCCGTCTAGTGCTGTATATTTACAGCCCATAAAAACACCGAGATATGGTACTGTGCCACCTGCTGCTGCACCTGCATAACTAATTACTCCAGTAGCTAGAGGTATTACCCCTTGTCCTGTAAAAATTTCATTAGCAACGCCAGCTATACTAGCAGTTTGAATAGCATAAGCATTCATACCTTGGGTATTATATGAAGAGCCTTCTCTTACGAAAGGTCGTAATCCGAAAGCAGCATCTATATTTGCCATAATATGTCTCCTTTAGACTCTGGTAGAGACATCGGCCTTACTTATTTAAGACTTTTTGTTTCCACCAAATTCAACCCTACTGCGTTTCTCTTTCGAGATAGGCATAGAAGGGTGCTCGTCTTTCATAAGATCATTATCAATGGAATCTTGTTTTCCTTTAGTAATTTCGGCGAAGTAGGCATCCCTATCTTCCTTAACTTCTATCGGACAACGCATCAATAATAATCCTCCGACTCCAATAACACCTTTGAACTTTCCATCACTAATAGACGGAAGATCCATTCTGTCAGGATACTCTTCTTTTCTTACAAATTCATATCCTGATCGTAAACGAGCCATGATGTTTTTTTCATCTTGTTCGCCACGAAATTCAGCACGAACCCAACGATGGTGAAAACCTTCGGGTGGTTCGGGTGCATCCAAGTTCGAAGGAGGAACCCATCCTCTCTTACGAGCTTTCTTTTCACGGGTTTCAATTTTGCGTGTGGATTTTTTTAATTTTTCAGTCATATTACGCCTCCTTCACGTGTTTTGCGTATTCTTCCAATGGCACATTGAGTCTTTTCGCTATTGCTATTTGTGAAGGTGTGAGCTTCACTACTCGGCGTCCAGATTTTATGAGGAAACTCATTTCTCATGCGAGAATCTACTTCTTTATAGTACTCATTTGACGTTGGGTCAAATCCTTCTTCATTAACAAGTTGATTATGTAGTTCCATTGCTGCTCCTGTCATCATTCTATCAGCACCAAACCACTCATTTCTTGCTGCCCATTCCTCTGCACGAGGATCATAAGACGGTTGTTCAGCATAATCTTGTTGGGGTTCTTGTTGTTGAACCGGTTGAGAAGCATAATTTCTTTCATCATTTTTTTGAGCTTGTTTCATAGAAGCTAATCTTGTGGCGTCTGCTTTAGCTTGAGCTAACTGTTCTTGTGCAGAAACTTGGCCTTCTGTATCATTATCTTCTATTGCTTTTTTAAGTCTAGCTTTAGCTGCTTCTGCAGCATTTGTTACTCTACCTTCATACTCAGATACATAACCTTTTCCAACATTTGTATATCTTTGTTTTAATTCTTCGTTTTCATCTTGAACATCTTTGTAAAGCCTTTCCATTTCTCGCATACGGCCAACAAGATTGTTAATTCGTTTTTTAACATTTTTACTGTAGTCTCCTAAGTCATCAGTTTTATAGGGATCTGTATCTTCTGAAGCTTCAGTCTTTTCTTCTTTTTTAGTTTCAACTTCTTCTTTAGTTTCAACTTCTTGAGGAGCTTCTTCTACAATTTCTTTTACATTGCTTTCCTCTACAACAACTTCTTCTTTAGAGTCTTCATCCTTTAAAGTTACTTCAACAGCGTTGCCTGTTACATCTAAAGGAACTAATTTTTCTTTCGCCATATTTCTCTCCTAAAATAAACTTGCTGGCAGTATATCTTTTGGATGATCAATGACCGCCAGTATTTCATCATCATTCACTATTCTAAGCTCACCACCATCAATACGAATTCTAGATCCTGCATATTTGGTAATAAGTACCCAATCAGTACTCTTGCACCAAGGACCATTGGGAAATCTTTCTTTATCTTTATAAGCATCGGGTCCTACTTTTAGAACACGACAAACATTAGTAGCTACTTGTGCTTCAGCTACAGTTTCATCTGTAAGATGTAAACCTGCTTTAGTTTTTTTCTCTAACAACAAAGGAAATAAAACAATTCTAAAACCTGTGGGATCTGGAACTTTTCCTATTTCTTTTTTTGTTTTGTAGGGTTTTTCATTAATATCTATGATATTATTTTCTCGGGTTATTATCTTCGATTTCGTCTTCATATTGCTCCTGTTTTTTTAGCAGGTCCGTGAGTTCCTGTATAGTTTCTTTATAAGCGTGTAATTTTCCTAGAAGATATTTATATTCTTCAAAGTTTTTTACATCTGATGTTATAACTTGATTTACTTGGTCTTGTCTAGTTTTTAATATTTTTTTGAGATAATCTACAACTCTTACTATATCCACTATGCTCCTATACTGCTCATCTTGTTACTCATGTTTTGGGCTCTGTTGGGGGTTTGTTTTGCCCAACGACTATCGAGCATTTCGCTCGCCGCTAAAGAATACTCAAGTGTTGATAAATGTTTCCACATATTACGGAACTTAGACACGCCTGTTTTTCCAAGCTGAAACACCATTTCAATTATAAGTTCCTTAGCTAAATCATCTATATCGGAACATCCATGCTCTTGCATTAAGTCTTCAGCACCTTTAATTGCTGTTTGTAAATCATGTTCTAGTATAGTCATTAAAAATTTTTCTTCATACTCTTTGTCATCTTCCCAAAAATCTTCGACGCAGAGGTGCCCTACCCCCACTGTTCTCTTACCTAGGGTATCTAGGTATACCTTGTTTCTGTACCCCTCGTGATCCTTAACGGATTGTAATAATCTTTCCATATTCATGTATATATCCTTGTCATTGGTCTTTTGTTTTTAAGCATACGTCCAAAACCTTTTGGTGTTACTTCAATAAATCCTCCATTTGTTTTACGAACAATTGCTCCTGTTAATGCTTTACCTTTTAGTTTTTGTCCTGTAGGATCACCTTTGGGTTTAGTAGCAATAACTGGTTTCATTCCAGCAGCATTTGCCATGCGTTGAGGAACAGTTAAATTTTTAGAAGACAATCCTCCATTAGCTTTTTTAATAATTGTTTTTACATTAGTTGGTTTACCACCAGGATTACCAGCAGCTCTTTTTCTAGAAACAGCAGATCTTTTTTGAGACGAACTCATAGACCTCGCTTTAGCCAATGGAACACACTTAGGATATTTTCTTTTACTTCCTTTTTTTCTTCCACAAGGTTGATACTTTCCATCTTTCTTTGGGGCTCCTATGTCAACCCACTTTTCTTTTACCCAAGCTCTTAATCCTTTTTTAGCCATTACGTAAACTTTGTTACCTTACGTTTATTTTCCATAATTCCACCGCATCCTTTTGCAATGCCGCCTTGATTAAAACTAGATATTTTTTTTCGTTGTTGAGAAATTTTATTAATTATACCACCACCGGCTTTTTTCTTTTTCTTTCCACCCTCAACTGTTTTGCCAGAGCAAATTGAACTTGCATACATGTTAGCGTAAGCGGACGGATAAACTTTAAATTTACGTTTAGCTGCTGCCTTACCTTTTGCACAAAGCTTGCCCATTATTTTTTTCTAAGTTTAGATAATGTTTTGGCAAATCTTGCTCGTTGTCCTAATTTTCCCGGTGCTTTCGCAGCTTTATTTAATTTTTTCAAAGGAATCTTTTTTCCTTTTTTTATACCTAAAGACTTACGCAATGAACCGGGTTTTTTAATAGCTTTTTTAATGTCAAGTTTTTTCTTTTTTACTCGTCCACCTTTTTTAGCTTTAATGACTCCTCTACCAATAAGAACATCTTTTTGAGTTATCTTACCGTCTCCACTTAAATCTTTCATTAGTCCTCCTATTTCTTTTTTAATAATCCCATTGCACCTTTTCCGGCCTTGATGCCGAAGCTAGCTGAGCAGGCGATGTATAAGAGGTGTTTATAATAGTCCGGAAGTGACTGCAGGGCTACAAACCCAGCATGAATATGTTCTGTCATTCCTGGAAAAAATACGAGTGTCGCTGGAGCCAAAAGACAAATTAAAATTAGTTCGTCTTTCCACGAACCTTTCATTTGATCCACGGCTGATGCTTCCCATTTTACTTTTCCGGCGATCTGATCTTCTTTCAGCTTAGTAGCTGCTTTAACTTCTGTGATCTTTAATTCAGCTTTCGCTTTCTTGGTCTCGACGAAGCCACGAACTGTATCCGCAGCAACGCCGAGTAGGGGTTTTGCTAAAAGTTGCCAGACCATCGTCTAAGCTGCTCCGCCTGTCATCCAGCTAATTACCCAGATAACTACGATCGCTACGATAGCGGCCTTAATCCAGTCCTTCATCTTCCAATCGGACCATTCTTTAATATGGCCCCATAGATCTTTTAATAGGTTCATACAACCTCCTTTGTTAAAGTGCGTTAGTCTACTACATGTTCACAGTTTTTGCAATCACATGATTGACAAGAACTGCCGTCACTACAGTGACATCCATGCCCACAGTTTTTACACTCCATTAAAAAACGCCTTTAAAAGGAACCTTTTTAATTTGTGCTTTACTGCGTTGACCTTTTGGTCCAGCACCTAAATTGTCAACAACTTTCGGTCCTTCGACAGCAGCTGATGCTGTTGAAAGAATAGAAGTTTTATTTACATTAGGTCCTGCATAAGGATTCATGTCTGTAGTCACAGTCATTTTAGCATTTGGGTATTTAGAACCATTGATATATTTTGCTTTCATAATATACTAATGTTTAGTGATTTTATCGTGATCAATCAAGAGATTATTTGCATATTCTACAAAAGCAGGTACATCCTTACCATTTACAAAATCTTTTAATAACATTCTTGATGCACAAGTTAGGGCAATAGCCAAGTGAACTGGATCAAGTTTATCTCTAACTAATAATTCATGAATAGAATTATAGACAATAGCAGTTAAATTATTAATATCTGCATCATTACCATCTAAATGATGTATATTAAACATTCTAATATTTATTCCTTAGTTTAGAAGGTTGATCAATCTTTTTTAGCTGTATTTCTTCTCTAATTGTAGCGTGTCTATTAGCATTATCAATTTTTTCTTGCTCTTGAAGAGCGTCAATCTCTGCTTTTTGTTCATCAAGTGCAAGTCTTTCACCATCTTTTTGAGCTCGAAGCTCTAATTCTTCTGCACGTAGACCTAATTCTTCTTTTTTAAGTGTAACTAGTGGGTCTTGTTGCATTCCTTCTAGATATTCTTGCTCTTCTGCTACCATTTCTTCTGTTAATTCTTTAATTCTAACAGCAGTTTGTTTAGCAATTTCAATATCGAACTGTTGTTGTAGTTCTGGTGGTATCTGACCACCATATTGTTGTGTTAAATTTTGTATTTCTTGTTGATTTTTCATCATAACTTCCTCTTTTGCTTGTTCACTAATGTGTTGAGAAATATGTGACTGTATTAAAGACAAAACTGGTGGAGAATTTTTCACTAAATACGTCGACATAAAGGCACGGTGCGTGTCAATATGAGCAAGATGATCTTGTTGAGGAAAAGCCATCGCTGGTTTTTGCAACAACATCTGTGAATTCTCTACTGCCGGATCCATTGGCATAGGTTTTGGTGGAGGCGGAAGTAATGCCTCTATATTTTGTACCCCCATTGCCTGATACATACGTCTATAGGCCTCATATTGGTTGTGTATTTGGGGGTTTGCTTGTGCTAATTGTAATTGTGTTTGTGCCAACGTAATACGTTGAGACATAGAAAAGATATTAGGGTCCGAAACCGGCATAACATCCACACGATTATCAAAATCAGTTTGCTTAATCATTTGATTACCACCCACCACTGCATATGGATACTCTGGTGGTAAGTAATCTTGAATAATTCTTGCTAAAATTTTAAATTCTTTTCGTTGTGCATAGTGTAATCTTTTATGAATAGCACTCATGACTTTTGAACCTTGTTCAATAATAGCCATTGTTGTACCAACTGGGTTTGCTTGTGAACCTTCACCCATTTTCTGATCTGCTACAGAAGCAAATCTTTTTCCTGCATCAACTACATAACCTAATAAAGCAAATAAAGTTTGATCAGGTCCCTTGTAAGGAAGAGGCATAAGACCTTGTCGAAGATCACCGCTTGGTGCATCTATGTCTCTGAACTCTCCTGGTTGTAATGGTGTATCATCATCAGCAATTCTAATCCCTCGTGCTTTAAATCCTGCTGGTAAATTAGATAATGTTCCCGCATCAACGAGTTGACGGAGAGCTGCCGTAGCAGTCCTGGACAAACCCCCCAACATATGAATAAGGCCAAAGCCATAAAAACCAAGACCTGGTAAAAATTTATAATGAATGAAGTATGGTATTTTTTTTCTAAGGGGATCTTCTTCTCGGTAGTTTCTGTAGATGGATAAAATTTTTCCTGTTCCCTCGTCAATAGTAACAACATATGGAATCTTTATACCTGTAGGTTCTCCTGATTGCTCGTCTTGATCTTCGAAACCTTCTATGTCTAAATCGCAATGCATCTCCAAAATTTCATACAACTCATCATAGTTAACTTTAGAAACACCTTCTAATTGATTATATTTTTTTTGAATACGGTCTTCATCCATATCTGGATTCATTAATTCTACATCTCTATACAACCCTGCAACCTGAGCTTTACGAATTTCATTTTTTGTCATTTTTATGACATGCGTCACTCGTTCTGCTGATTGTAAATCGGTTGCTAAATAAGGAACAATTAAATCTTCACTCGGAATAAATTTAGATACAGGTCGTGCTAATCCTGCATCGTAATAAATTTTTTTAAAAGAAGAACCTGCTAGTGGTAAATAAAAAAGTAATTGGTCTGTGTCTGCATCATACTCTTCCATTTCTTCTGTAATAAGAAAGTTCATGTATTCTTTAACACGTTGCGCCTGTTCTTCTACTTGAACATCTTGTACTCCTACCACATTACATTTAACAGGGCCCCCGCTTGGAAGTAATTCTTTATATGCTTGTGCTTGAAACTGTGTAACAGCTTCTGCTAAAAGTGGATGTGTAACATTACTTGCTCCTTGAAATGGCTGTGATCTTTCTTGATATTTAAATCCTAAAAGATCTAAACCTTTTGTGTAAGAAAAATACCATTCATCTCGTGAAGACTTATCATCTTCAAATTGTTCTCTCAGTTCAGATGAAATTGATTCTAATACATCATCTTCTAAAATTTCTGCTAAGTTAGCACCAAAAGGAATATCTTCTTGTATCTCTTCCTCTGCTCCAATAGTTACAGAACCATCTTCGTTTTCAATAATTCCTTCTCCTATTTCTTCTTGAATTTCTATTTCATTAGAAGCATCACCCATCGGATCTGATGGTGCTGGATCATAACCTGCTGGTCTTTCAACTGCCATTATCTTCTTGCCTTTCCGTAGCCACGTTTCGCTAGGCCACCTGATTTCATTTTAACAACATTACCTGTTTTTTCTGCTTCCTTAATCATATTCATTGTTTTTTTATCAATTGGTTTTTTCTCAATAGTAATACTTAACATACTACCTTTTTTTGGATCACCCCCATGTTTCATTTTCATAGGAATAACAGAACCTTCTGCCGAACCTTTAGCTTTTGCACCGGGGATCGTGGACCCTTGTGCACTACCCTTGACTTTTGCTCCAGGAATTACTGAGGTTTGAGCAGATGATTTAACATATCCGCCTTTTTTAAAACCTGCTTCTTTAAGATCTTTTTTTGCTTGTCCACTCTGAAGATATTCATCCATAGCCATATAATCATCTCTTCCTAAATCAAAATAAAGCTTTCGCATTTTTAACTCTTTTTTACTGGTCATACTAATCTATTCTTCTTCTGTTTTTTCTTTAATAATGATACCCAACTTTTAGGTTGTGTAAACTTATAATAACCTTTTTTTGGGTTTTGGAAAGAGGCAGCTTCCTTTTCTGACTTTGTTTTTTTTCTTTTAGTGCCTTTAACCGTGAACCCTGGTTTATATTTTGACTTCTTCATCAATAATACTCCAACAATTGCGTAGGAGGAAGACCTGGAGGATCCTCATAATCCTCTGGATGTACAGCCAAACCTACTTGTCGATAACGCATTAACGCTTGTGTCATGCTATCAACTAAATCATCGTTGTCACCATAAGGGAAAGCAGCACATTCTTCAACTAATTCTTCTGCCCAACGGTCTTCTGTACACCATACCTGTCCTGCTTCAAATAGTGTTGATACAGCATTTACTCTTACATGTTTATCATTACCACGGCTCGGTGTAAAATTAACAACAGGAATACCAAAGCGCCGTAGTTCTTGAGTCAAGGGTAATCCACTTGCTTTCGCCTCAATGATTATTGTCTCGGGCTCCCAGTATTTATATTGCTCTAAAGCAACATCTTTTAATTTTGGAAAATCCCATCGTCCTTTCTCTACATCTAACAAAATTATATTAGGGGTAATATCATTATGCATAAATACACCCCACGTTGTTATCGCTGAGAAGTCTGCAGTTTCTTTTTTACTATAGGCCGTGTCGTACGATTGAATGACATGTTGTAATTTAGGGAGATTGGGCTTATCCCAAATCTGCCAGTACTCTCGTTTTATAATGGAACCTTCTTCTGAAGTTGGATTCTGCTGCCACTGTGCATTCCATTTCGGAACGGATAGTGAAGCTTTAACCGATTCTAATTCTTCTAGCTTCCAATATTCTGGCCAAATAGGTTTATCATTCAAGACTGCTGGAAACTCAATCACGTCCCACTGATCTGCTTTCACATCTTTTTGTGCTTTCATTAATTCTCCGGTTAGATCTTTTGTAGACCACCTTGTCATAACAATAACAATCTTTCCGCCTGGTTGAAGTCTTTGTCTTGGACCAGATGTATACCACTCGTAAGCTGACTCCATTGCCGTTTCACTTAGTGCATCTTGCTCGGAATGTGGATCATCAATAATTAATAAATCTGCACCACGTCCTGTAATTGCACCACCTACACCTGCGGCGAAGTACTCTCCCCCTTTATTTGTTTCCCAACGTCCCGCAGCTTTTGAATCTTGGGATAATTGAATGTCATCAAAAATATCTTGGAAAGTATTTTCTTCCATAAGGTTACGAACCTTTCTACCGAAACGATAAGATAGTTCTGCTGTGTGGGTGGTTTGAATAATCTTGAGCCGTGGATCACGGCCCATCATCCATGCGGGAAATAAGAATGATGCAAATTCTGATTTTGTATGTCTGGGTGGCATATTTACAATTAGCCGTTTTATCTTCCCCTCGGCTAATGCTTGAAACTTTTCTGCAATTTTTATGTGATGGGGCCCCTCTATAAACTCAGGCCATACTTGTTTAACAAACTTTAAAAAATTATTTTGCGCCAATGATTTTAGATCAAAGGTTTTTTTACGTAGTGTTAACTTTTTTTGTAATGTCTCTAATTCACTCGGGCTTAAATTATCAAAATTAGTTAGCCTCTTAAAAGCATTAAGGTCAGCCATCCGATGTTTATACCATAAAGTCTATATGAGTAAAATAATATATATATATATAAATAATAAATACCTACCCAAAATTTAGGGGTTGCCCCCTTTTTTATTTTTTTATTTTCAAATTTGAAGGAATGATACTTCTTTTTATGCTGTAGGTAAGAAAAAAAAAGTTATCCCCAAATAAATAAATTAATTTAAAACACTCTTAATTTTTAGCCGTCTACCTATATAAGATAATATAGGAAAATTCCTATTTTATCTTGACTTATGAAATATAAGATTTTATAAGTATTTAAACATTTAACATAAAGGAAAAATAAAATGTTTATAAAAAAGAATGTAAAACAAAGTATCGGCTCTAAATTGTTTTCTGTACAATTTATAAAAGCAGATAAAACAAAAAGAACTATGCTTTGCAAACTACCCACTAATGAAAAGTTTTTCAATGGTGGAGAATTAAAAGGGAATAGAGACCACTTATTAGAAGTGATTGACATTACAGTATTAAGAAAAACTAAAGAGCCGAAAAAGTCTTGGAGGTCTATTAATCTTAATACTTTAACAAGTCTTAAGATAGGGGGTATTGAATGGGTAAAGTAAATACAATGGCTTTGAATAACCAACTTTCAATAGAGGAGGAATGGGAGCAACAACAAAGAGCGTTGTTGCGTAGTCAAGGTCATACGCCTGAAGAGGTAGACGAAATCATTGAAGAGATGATTAACGAATATCACAATGAATGTGCCCAAGATTATGGAGATTGGGAAAGACCTAATGAAGATTAAATACTTGGGGCGTAATTAAACGCCCCAATTAAATTAAAGGAATGAAAATGAACAATGATGAAATAAAAAGTTTAAAGAAGGTTGTAGAATATATGCATGAGTTTGAACTAAAACACTATGAGGAGTGTGAGGAACAAGAAAGAGATAATCACATTTATAATGATGTTCTTACTTTACAAAAATTTATAGAAACTTGGGGGCTGTAATTATGAAACAAGTAAAAGTTATAATGTTAATACTAACTACGTTAATGTTAGCGTGGCTGCTAACTGATTATAATATATTTCAATACACATTTTTTAGCGATGTATTCTTAATAGGTTTATCTATTTGTTGGATTAAGTGTTTTGATTTAGTAATAGGTGAGGAGGAGTAATGAAAGCACATTGGTTTATTTTATTTTTATTTGTAAGCTTGTTAATGTTAGCTGTTCCGCATTGGATTTAAAAATGGAACAGATACTACTACATAAAATAAGGATCTTAGAAAAACAATTATCTATAACTCAAGACACATGGCTCAAGAGAATTTGGATTGATAAGATTAATGAGCTAATGCTCAAGGTTTCAAGATTAAATAAAACCAATTAAAAAGGGGGCTTATGCCCCCTTAATTTTTAACCGCTCACATGGTGGCAAGTATATCCATGCTTTACGCCTTATGTTGCAATTAAAACTCTTAATCTTCAGGTATGTCCTTACTTGGTGGGGCAATCGCAGGTAGTGGTCGCTGCCAAGCTAAACCTAAAGGTTTCAAGATATCACCTAACATATCTTTTAACTCAGTACCTACATGACATTCCATAATAGTATCCTGAGCATTTGTTTGTACTGCTTTAAGATAACTAATGCGTCTTCCAATAGGTAGCTTCTCGGCTTCTTTTTGTGCAAGTTTCTGAGCCCAAGTTCTAATCTGGTCTCTACAATACTTTGGCGTTATAGTTTTTGAATTTTCCCTATATTCAAAATCATACGATAAAGATTTTTTAAATGATACCCGCTTCCTAGACGCTTGTCTAAAAAAACTTATTGCCTTGCTTCTTGCTCTTTCTAATTGTAATTCAGCAAGTTCAAGTTCATTAATAATCTTATCCGCCCCGATTTTTTTTGCTAAGTTTTTCTCAGCCGACTCTGTCATATCAGCAATAGTTGATGATAATAACATCTCTTCTTTTTCAATCTCAGGGGTTAAGAGCTGATTTATTTTTCTCTCAAAATGTTCCCTCTGATATACTTTCATTTCAGCCATAATACACTCCTCTGTTATGGTTAATTAATACTTGACTATGGGATAAATCTTATGTAATGTCAATTATTAATTTTAAAAAAGGGAATAAATTATGGGTGAATAAATTTAAGAGTTTTGGGTTGGTGTTAAAACGATTAATTTCTAGTGTATACCCACCAGCCCAAAAAGGGGTAGCATGGTCGCCCGAAGTATACCATGGCACACGGGGGGATTCTGAATCCGATTCGAAGTTTTGCAAACGTCCCCCCACTACATTAAAAAAGAAACAAGGCACAGGGAACAAGGAACAGGGGCCACAGGGAACAAGGGCCACAGGGAACAAGACACAAGGCCCAGGAATCAAGAAATTTTTTTTAATTATTTACTTGATTATGTTCCCATAATATCTTATATAATAATAAATAATAAAGGGGTGAATATTATGAATATAAAAGAAGCATGGGCAAACGTTGGCGGTTTAAGTAAACCATCCAAGATGCCTGGGTATGGTTACGGTCTAAGCGCATTTGAATGCAGCGTAGGATCTAAACTTAGACTAATAAAAAATAGTACTTGCTCAATGTGTTATGCATTGAAGGGTCGCTATACTTTTAAGGGCGTGAAAGCGGCTCACGCTAACAGATTAGAATCTATCACCAATGACAATTGGGTTGAGTCTATGATTCTATTAATAAATAACTATAGTAAAAAAATTCCTTATTTCAGATGGCACGATTCAGGCGATTTACAGTCACTTGACCATCTTAAAAAGATTGTAGCTGTAGCAATGGCAACGCCAAAAGTGAGACATTGGTTGCCAACACGTGAAGCCGGTATCTTGAAGACCTATTTAAAAGAGGGTCATTCACTTCCTGGAAACCTGGCGATCAGGGTTTCAGCTACGATGATTGACGGAAAGCCTCACTCTAACGTGGGGCTAACGTCAACAGTTCACCAAAAATCAAAAGCAATTGGTTACAGTTGCCCAGCTAATAAGCAAGGCAACGAATGCAAGTCTTGCAGGGCTTGTTGGAATATCAATATACAGAATGTAAGTTATGTCGCTCATTAATCTTTATGATGAAGACATAGAACTAGTTTGTGACAGATGTGATGTAAAAATATCTGACACAGAAAAAGGTTATGAATACGAATTAGAAATAATATGTGAGGAATGCGATAGGATTGAACAAGGATCAAGGCACAAGGATCAAGGTTAAGACGCAAGATTCATGAGGCAAGACTCAAGCTCCTGCCAGGCACAAGGCTCAGGGAACAAGGCACAGGGTTCAAGGTTCAAGCCTTGGGACGCAAGGTTCAAGGACCTTCCCCCAGAGTACAGAGCAATGCCTCTTCGAGAGGGGGTCTGTACCATGATAATTGATTTAGCACCCAATTTAAATCTGTGCATATGCCACGATATTTGACCTGGCGATAGCTTAACCTGATTACCTGAACTTACCTTCAACTCGATCCAAAATTCATGACATCTTTTTTCGTTGTCAATAAAAAAAGCATTTAAATCAGGCAGTCCTGTAGGAGTAATGGCCTCAACTCTAGTGAGGGTAATTTTTGTAAACTTATCCTTTATCCTTTTCCAGAATTTTGTCTCCGGTTTTGTCGTCATCTAATACTTCAAAGCTCCCTTCGATAGATAATTTCTTATCCATATCTGTTAGTAATTTATCCACTTCTTCTCGACTAAGCTGGTCAATAGATCCATGCATGATTTCTTTTCGATCAATGTAAAGACCAGCCACTTGACCTCTAGATTTCTCAGCTTGAACCGCCGCATTCCAGTTGCCTTTATCCTCAGCACCTTTACTTAATTGATCTAATCTTTTCAAATGCCTATGAAGATTAACCTCATATTTCTTTTCCTCCTGATTTCTAAGTTCTCTAATATACTCAGCCACATGAGGTTTTTTTCTAAGTTCAGATGCAGTCTTTGCCGCCACTGATTCAGCATATCCTGCTTGGATTGCACAATCTTTGGCTGTCATTTCTTCTCCATGTTCAACGAACAAAACACAAAATTTAATCTGTTTAGGGGTTAATCTATCTCTAATGATATCAATATCCATACTATTCTTATAATTTAAATTGGCAGAAAATAAAGATTTTAATTATTTACTGCTACGCCTGATTTCTATGGTGTAGCACTGACGTAGCATCAAATTGAGGTTTAAATCATTGATATGTATAGTGATTTTCTCTACTGCTACACTGCTACGCCGCTACAAGGGGGTAAGTGAGTTTTTGTAAAGAGAATAGGGTCAAAAAACACTATACACTGTATTGATTATGTGTATAGATGGTCTTGCCTCAATCAAAAAGAGGTTATTCACTCCCTTCCCTCACATAGTTTTCATTCTTCTGTGTGAGGGACATTTTTTATTGACATCTTATATTACATGGGATATTTAGTATATAAATAACCCTTAAAAACGGAGGCGAATATGGGTAAAATGAAAGCATGGTTGCTTACTATGGAAGAAGAGGCGGCTGAATTATCAAAACTTCAGTTTTGTTTAAAGCATGGCGCAATAAATCAGGACATTTGGGATAGAGTTAATGATCCTAATTATGATGATGGAATGAGAGAACCAGAGGAGGTTGCGCAATGATTGACTATTTACAAGAGCAATGGAAAGTTAGATTTACTAAACCATTTACTGTTAATGAAGTATGTCCAGATTGTGGATGTCAAGTTGAGATTTTATCTCATGGTAAATCTAATTGTTCAGAATGTAATCATAAGGAAATGTTACCTTGTGCTGATTGTCCAAGAGCAGAAAATTTTACTTGCGATTGGAACGAGAAAACAAGGTGCAGTGAATTTCTATTGGAGGTAGCGTAATGGGACAGTATCATAAGTTAATTAACATAACTAAAAAAGAATATGTCGTGGGCCATGATATAGGAATCATGGCAAAACATTACGAACAAATAGGATTTGAAGGTTCAATGGCCGATGTCCTTTATTGTTTGATGATTGCGCAAGGTAATGACAATCGAGGAGGTGGTGATGTATCTGGTCATAAATTCATTGGCCGGTGGACCGGTGATCATGTAGCGATAGTCGGAGATTACTATACTGAGGATACAGATAATCCATTTTTGAAAAATCTATACGACATAGTGGAGGACGATAAACATTATAAAAACATATCATCTTCCATTAGAGCTATGCTAAGAGTTGTCTATCCAAAACTTAAAATTAAAAAGGAATCATTTATTATCAATAATTTGGATGGAAAAGAAAGAAAGACTTTTATGTGGAAGAGAGAATGGAAACCATACGCTAACAGCACCAAACTTGAGGGGGTAGCATGAGTAATCCTTTTTATAAATCAAACTACGAAAGAGCAAATAGAATTAAAGAAATGATTGGAGAAGATAAAGATCATGGTAGAGTTGCTGATATAATTGCAGATATTATGCACTACTGTAAATTCTACCCTGATATTTCTGAAATTAAAGATCATTACAACTTTGATCATGAGGTTGCGATTGCTAAAGGGTATTACGAAGAAGAAGTAAAAAAGGAGGAGGTAGCTTGATAACTAATATTCTACTAGGGGCGATACTTATTGTTTTGATTTGTATTGCCCTTATGATCTTTATAGCTGGGGAAAGACACTTCGGATCTAAAAAATAATTGGCAGAAAATCCTGTGGATAAAAAAAATCACCCCAAGTAAACTGCGCTGTTGCGAGGAAAAAATTTAACCCTCAAAAAAACTAATTTCATCTATTATGGAAACATTGTCGCATGATTTTCTGCGATTAAAAAAAATATTTAGCAGATTTTGATTCCCAAAATTTTTAGTCGTAAGAAATTTTTTTAAAAAAATGTTATAATCTTTTTGTTGTTGTATTAAAAATTACTTCATAAGTAATGATTAGATACTGTTCTTTAAAAAGTGAATATGACTCTTAACTAAAAGGAAGTGAATTATGCAAACTTTGCATCAACAAATAAATCAGGTTGCTAAAAAAACTTATGGTCAAGTTAATCGTATGTTTCCTGATCAACTACCCATCTTAGAAAGAGATGAAGCTGAAAGAGCTTACAAAAAATTGATAGCTAAATTTGGAACTAAAAAAGTTTGGTCTGAATTATCCAATAAATGGATAACTTATAAACTACCTGTTAGAAGGTGGAGATTTAAGAAAACTAAAACTTGGAAAACCGAAGTTAGAAAATGTTGGTTAAGTCTTAATGGTGATACCAATACTCTTTCAAAAGGTTGGCGAAGATTAGTACATGATGTTTCACATTATGTTCATGATTTTCGTTTTCCAAATTCAAATGATCATGACCTTGCTCAAGCTAAAATTGAGCAAGAGATGGCACAGTTTGTCATTAATAGTGGTTGGCTTGAAGGTAAACTTAAAAGTAAACCAAAAGCTAAACCTACTAAAGATGAAAAACAAAATGCTAAAAGAATTAATTTAGAAAAATTAATTAAGTCTTGGGGAACAAAAGAACAAAGAGCCAAAACTTATATTAAAAAATATAAAACTAAATTAAAAAGAATGAAAATCAGATAAGCTGATTAATTAACCTAGAGTCATATTCAACTTTTTAATCTAAAAAAAATTTAGGGTCTTCCATAATAGGAGCGAGGATCTTGCGCAAAGATTCTTTTCCCTCTTCACAAACAGATAACCATTCCTCTATTGTATAAGTTCTGTCATGTTTCGCATTCCAAAAATTAACAGAGAGTTTATTACATTTATTACACCGATAAATTTTTCTTATCGGACTATCAGGCAATCGAATACTCATAAGTAGCCTTAGTTAAAAGACGCATTATAAGATAATTTGTATAAAAAATCTACTTAATCTTGGTCAATTTTATATCCAGGAAAGCTCTCAGGATCTAAAAGTGGTCCATAATATAAGGTTCTATAAGGTTTTCCCAGATGATCTGTCTCATCCCAGCTCTGAGAATAATGTTTATCTTCGTCTAATTCCCCTTGGGAATGACAGACTTTGCATTGAATTATTACATCTGTTGCCTCCCAAGTATGTCGTGTGAATCCATTACCATTACAATTCGGACATATTTTTTTGGTCATATCTTCTCCAAACAATATTTCTTAAACGCTCCCACCTCATGCGAACAACCATTTGTTCCCTGGTCCGTGGGTCTCGAAGCGCTGACTTCGATACTTTTTCCAGCGCTCTTTTCAATCTCACTTCAAGAGAAAGTTTACGAGGCACTATTAAGTTTACTCTTTAATGCAGGTTTTTGTTTCTTCCAAGCCTCATCAATGACCATAGAAATGTAAGCACCAATGCTTCTATGTGTATTCTCAGCCATTAATTTGGCCTTATGATAAGTATCCATTTTCGTGGCTACTGATTTATATTTAGATGTATCCATCATTTTCTCCTTTTATTTACTGGTTCAATTAACCATTGTTTAACGTCCTCACCCATCACAGCACTTGCGATATCAATCTTGCTACGTAAGCTCTGAACAATTTTTTCATCTATAGTTCCCTCACTAATCAAATCAATGTAAGTCACTTTATTAACTTGACCAATTCTGTGCGCCCTATCCTCAGATTGCATTCGCTTTTCCAAGTCATAAGTATTCGAATAATAAATTACAGTATGAGCTGCTGTTAATGTTAAGCCGTATCCACCAGTTGATGGATTACCCACAAAATATTTCAGCTTAGAGTTCTTATCCTGGAATCGTTCAACAATTGCTTGTCGGTCTTTATCTTTTGTATCTCCAAAATAAGATGCTGTACTTTCTTCTCCAAATTTTTCTTTCAATGTTTCTTCAATATGTTTGAGATCAAATCTATAACTAGCCCAGATGATAACCTTGCCTTCAACTTCATCAAGAACATTAAGAAGTTCATTCATCCTATTGCTTTTCAAAGGTTTTGTTTCTCCATTATCAAGAGCAATATGACCACAGCTTATCTGATGTAACCTGATAAGAGCCGTGAGGCTTGATAAACTTGTCATGGTTTCCCCTTCTAGTTCAGTCATATTAAATCGTCTCATCTCTTCATACGCTTTCACTTGTTCAGGAGTAAGACCAACAAATCTTTTTTCATAAACTTTATCCGGAAGATCCAAACAATCTTCTTTCAATACTCGGTATGAATGGTTCTCTACAATAGTATTGAGTTCTGGTATTCGTTGAAACCCAACAACAAGTTGCGTGGAGCGTGGACCAAAGTTCACATTACGCATAATCGCAAACCTAGATCTGAACGCCCAGTAATTCTGGCGCAGTATCTTATCACTTAAAAATTCTAATTGGGAGTACACATCTAAAGGATTCTTAGTGACAGGAGAACCTGTCATAATCCTACGGTACTTAGCTAACTTACCAATCTTTAAAATGTTTTTTGTTCTAGAAGCACTTGGTGTTTTAATCGTGGTGCTTTCATCTATGGCCATGAGTGTGTTAGATTTGTGTAAAAACTGTGCAGCAAACTTACTACCTTTTACTCCACTAAAAGCTTCGACATTCATTAACAGTATACGAAGTCTACCATTAGCTATTAATATTTCTTTTAAATCTTTTTTATCTTGGATCGTCATCTCACTTGGAGCTTTCCATGCAGCCACATGAATAGGTATTTCATCAGGCATATGAGCAGGTAGTTCCCCCTTTTCCCAGTTTCTATACACACCTTTAGGAGCAACAATTAATGCAGCCGTAATCTTACCTCGCATATAAAGACTAGCAATTTCATCAATTAAAACCTTAGATTTACCTGTACCCATCTCCATAAAGAGACCGTAGTATTCTTTATCCCAGGATTTCTGTAAAGCTTTTAGCTGATGATCGTAAGGTTTTGTCTTAAATTTATACTCTCCCATAATTAATTTTTTTTATACTTGACTATAAGATTTAATGCAAGTAAATAATAAAAGATAATGTGGGAGAATAGATATGAATAAAATAACAAATTTATTTGAAGAAGAATCTACCAAAGCTTTTAATGAAATTGATGATGAGGCACTAGGTCAGCTAGGCGCAGAGTTGGAAAGAATAAAAGCTATACAAGATAAGATCATGACGGCTGAGACGATGGTCAAAAAATTAAAAGAAGAAGAACAGGTCCTAGCAGATAGTATTACTGATCTTCTACAATCAAAAGGTGTATCAGAATTAAAATTAACTGATGGATCTAAAGTCACTACAAAAGAGCAACTCTATTGCAGTATTAAAGAAGAGAATAAAGTAGCTGCATTTAATTGGGTGCGAGATCAAGGAGATGGTGATATAATAAAGAACATAGTAAGTGTGGATTTCAAAAAGGGTGAAGACAAAATTGCCCAGGAATTCAGACAACTAGCAGAAGATTCGGGACTCGTTCCGAATGAGAATTCATCAATACATCCGAGTACACTTAGGTCGTACTTGAATGCAAAATCCAGAGATGGAGTAGACTTTGATGATAAATTGTTTGGTGCCTTTAGGCTTAATAAAGTCAGTATCAAACAATCGTAACTTTAAACAATGAGGTATAAATTATGAATAAAACAGTTGTGAAAAAAAACAATGGCAGTTCGGCCGTTGCAATTATGAGTCAGTTTGAAAATGTACAAACTGGTTTTGAGGATATGAATGCAGATGATCTGCAACTTCCTCGATTAAAACTACTACAAGCTATGTCTCCAGAAATAGAGAATGATGAGTCACTGAGAAGTGGTCATATATTTAACTCTGTGACTGGCGACTGGTGGCCTTCAGACCAAGGAGTCAAAGTGGTTCCTTGTGTCTACCATAAAACGTACGTTGAATGGGCTCCGGTTGGAAGTGGTGCTAAAGGGCCGGTGGCCGTGCACCAATCCAAAGATGTCATGAACAATACTGTTCGTGGGGAGGATAGTAAATATTACACCAATGATAATTCAGGTAATTACATTGAAGAGACAGCAAATTATTTTGTATTAATAATTGGTGGGAAGGGAGAGACAAGTCAAGCTGTTATATCAATGAAATCATCTCAGCTAACTCCAAGTAGAAATTGGAATAGTAAGATGAAGAATTTGAAGATCAAGAATTCGGAGGGTGTACATTTTACACCACCGATGTGGTCTCATTCGTATTTGTTGAAATCAGAAAAGACAAAGAACGGGGATAAAACCTGGTACAAATGGAAGATTGAAGTTGATTCAATGCTTTCAAATGAGGCACAGGTTAGAGAAGCTCGTTCGTTTTCTGAAGAGATGGCACTAGCTAAAGATAAGTTAGTACCTGATATGGAAGAAAAACAAAACGATAAAACTCCATTCTAGTTTCGTTGGGTAGTTCCAAAAGGCATGGAGGTTCGAGTCACTTCACTAGGGTGTATAGGTATCCAACGAGGTTCATTTAAACTTATACACCCAACGACTCGCAAAACAAAGCTGTCTTATGAGTATAGAAAAATTTAAACAAATATTTTCCGGGTTAGATAGAGCCTATGGCCAATACCTTTCAGGGGATTTAAAAAATGGAAAGCAGGGAGGAAATGCATACATTAAAAAAGATAATGTATCAGATACATTATGGAAGAATCATCTTGAGGGTGTGGAACCTAGTCTTGGTATCATCCCCATTAGAGATGATAGCACTTGTTCTTGGGGTTGTATTGATATTGATACTTATCCTTTAGAACATAAAAAAATTATAGAAAAAATTAGAAAATTAGAACTACCTTTTATAGTATGTCGATCTAAAAGTGGTGGTGCACATTTATTTTTATTTACAGAATATCCAGTTGCAGCAGAGGATCTTCGTAATAAGTTAACTCAATTAGCTGCAGTGCTAGGGTATGGTAATTGTGAAGTATTTCCTAAACAAATTAAACTTAATACTGAAAGGGGCGATACTGGTAATTTTCTTAATCTTCCCTATTTTAATGGCGATGAGTCTAATCGTTATGCTTTTTTGGATGATGGTACTTCTGCTTCGTTGCAAGAATTTTATGAACTCTATGATAAATACAAAGTCAAAGACTTAAATAAAGTAAAACCTAAAATTAATATAGATGATAAGAATGAATTAAGTGATGGTCCTCCATGTATTCAAACATTAATGGATCAAGGAATTGGGGAGGGAGGAAGAGACAATACTCTTTATCAATATGCAGTGTATGCAAAAAAGAAATGGAAAGAAGGGTGGGAAGATAAAGTCTCTTCTTTTAATCATCAACATATCACTCCCCCTTTAGAGTATAAACAAGTACAAAAAATAATCAATCAACATACGAAACAAGAATACCAATACAAATGTAAAGACCAACCTATGTGTGCTTTTTGTGACTCAATTGAATGTCGCAAAAGAGAATATGGTATTGGCTTTGCTTATGAACATAAATTTTCTAACTTACAAAAGTATCAATCAGATAATTCTGTTTGGTTTATAAGTGTCGATGGCCAGGGGGTCAGCTTATCTACTCGGCAGCTTTATAATCAATCTGAATTTATTCTTGCATGTATTGATCAAATTAATGTGGTGTTAAATACCGTGAGCCGTCAAGAGTGGATGAATAAAATAAAAGAATTAATTGAGAATGTAGAAGTAATTGAAATGCCGGATGATGTAAGAATAGAGGGACGATTTGATGGACACTTGGAAGCTTTCATTTTGGATCAAGGAGAAGGAACTCATTTAGATGAGCTGAGATTAGGTAAAGCATTTACTGAAGAAGATAAAACATATTTCTTAATGGCAAAGTTAGAAGAATATTTAGAGAAGAAAAGATTTAAAGGGTTTGATCCTACAAGAATAGGCGCACGACTTAGACAATTGAATGGGGATTGTGTTGTTCGTAGGATTAGAGGTAGGAATACACGAGTATGGTGGGTTCCAAAAATAGAAAAACAAAAAGACGAATTTAATTTACCAAAAGAAAATAATGAGGAGGTACCATTTTAATGTCAAATGAAGATGAATATGTAAAATGTAAATACTGTGATAAAGATGCAGTAATAGAAGATCCAAAAGATAAGTTTTATTGTGATAGCTGCTACAAACTTTTTAAAATACTTCGTAAAGATTATTGGAGTCATCCAGAGGCAACGGGATTGGAGGATAAAAAATGAGTAAACTAATTAAAGAAACTCTAGCTATAGCTTCTAAGCTTGTAGCTAAAGCAGAGAATAGAAGACAAAAATTAACCAGGCGAATGCTAGTTGATGATTTAAAAATGATCAAGTTAAATTTAATGTTAATTCAGGATGAAGATGGTTCTAAACGATAGACATGCAGAGAAAATTGTGACTGTGTTTGGTCCACCTGGTACAGGTAAAACCACAAGACTTTTAAATATAGTGGAGGAAGAAATTAATAATGGCACACCTGTAGGGAAAATAGGATACTTTTCTTTTACACAAAAAGCTGCACGAGAAGCTGTTACAAGAGCGATAATAAAATTTAAATTAGACAAAAAAGATTTTACTTATTTTAGAACACTACATAGTTTAGCTTATCATCATTTAAATTTAAAACCAGCAGACGTGATGGGTGATTTAAATTATAAAGAACTTTCTGACTGGTTACAAATTAGAATAGATAATCCCAATAAGACTGTTAATGAATTAGGGATTTCTAGTTCTAAGGATGTTTATTTATCTTTAATAGATCAAGCAAAGATTCAAGGAGTGTCATTACAGAATCAATTTATGAGAAGTAATTTACATATAGAAGGTGGGTTTGAAAAATTAAGTTATGTCGATAGAGGGATAGCCCAATATAAAAAGAAACATACCCTATTTGATTTTACCGATATGATTTTAGAATTTATTAAGATGGATAATGCACCTACTTTAGATGTAGTTATTGTTGATGAAGCCCAAGATTTAAGTTTTATTCAATGGCAAATGGTAGAGCAACTTATTCGTAAGGCTGATCGTGCATACATTGCAGGTGATGATGACCAAGCTATATTTAATTGGGCCGGTGCCGACATAGGAAGATTAAAAAAGATTAAAAGCAAAAGAGAAATACTTAATAAGTCTTATCGTATTCCTAAGAAAGTCCATAAGATTGCTCAAAAAATAATTACTCCTGTTGTTGACAGAGTAAAAAAAGAATGGCAGCCACGAGAAGAAGAAGGCAAAGTTGTTTATCATCGTAGTCGTTTAAATTATACAATGGATTTAACACAAGGGACCTGGTTGATACTAGGTCGTACAAATTATTTATTAGATCAAATAGCCGAGGACCTTAAAACAAGAGGATTGTTTTTTGAAAGATACAATCGTTCAAGTGTATCCGAGAAAATGTTGAATGCTATTATTGGATGGAAGAGAATACAAGAGGGAGGTGTTATTCCTTTTCGGATGGTAAAGGATATGTATTATTATATGTCCGGTAATAATCATATAGCACATGGATATAAAGAACTACGTGGTGCTGATGAAGAAAAAGATTATGATCACGATACTTTAATTTTGAATCATGGGTTAAATGTACATAAAGATAGACCTTGGGACTATGCTTTAGACAACATACCAGACTCTCAAAAAATATATATAAACGCTGCATTACAGCGCCAAAAAGACTTTAATGTATCTAAAAATATAAAATTATCTACCATTCATGCAGCTAAGGGTGGCGAAGCTGACCATGTTATGCTATTAACAGATTTACCAAAAAAAGTTGATGACAACTATTTTTTGCAACAAGACGATGAGAGGCGAGTGTTTTACGTGGGAGTAACAAGAGCAAAAAAATCTTTACATATTATTGAATCTGAATCCACACGAGAATTCCAAGAAATATTTTAATGGTTAAAGTAGTTAAAGATCCAAATAAAAATAAATTTAAAATAGGTAATCCTAAAGATGGAAAACATTATTGGTTAACTCCACCAGATTTATATAACAAGTTAGACAAAGAATTTAATTTTGATTTTGATCCGTGTCCTTATCCTTTACCAAAAGATTTTGATGGTCTTACGTGTGAGTGGGGAAAATCTAGTTATGTTAACCCTCCCTTTGGATCTATAATACATGAAGGAAAAAAGAAAGGTCCAACAGCATGGGTTAGAAAAGTTCTTGCAGAACATGAAAAAGGTAAAGATGTAGTATTTGTTTTTCCAGTAGATAAATGGATATTAATGATGCTAGAAGCTGGAGCAGAAGTTAGAAATTTAAAAGATGTTAAATGGTTGGCAACAGAAGATAATAGTCACGGGAAAGGATTAGGTAGGCATATTGCTTGCTTTATTTTAAAAAAATGATCTCTCAAAATATTTTAGAACTAGCAAAAGAATTAATAGGTAAGGACCGTCAAGACGATTATGGCGATAAGCTTACTAATCACAAGAACATCGCTGCATTGTGGTCTATTTTCCTCCGCAAAAAGATAACTGCACATGATGTGGCGATGTGTATGGCTTTAGTTAAAGTGGCAAGACTAATGCATGCACATAAAACAGATAGCTATATAGACTTAGCAGCCTACGCAGCTATAGCGGGAGAACTTAACGAAAGGGATAAGTGAGACAGCCGTCTTTGTTCCAAGCACCTAGTGAGTGGATTCCTCCGGAAAACATTCCTAATCTTGAAGCTGCAACAGAGATAGCTATCGACTTAGAAACTCATGATCCTGGTTTAAAAACAACAGGACCTGGATGGGCTGTTAAAAAAGGAAAAGTTATTGGTGTAGCGTTGGCCGTGGAGGGTTGGCAAGGATACTTTCCTCTTGCACATCCTGGTGGTGGCAACTTTGACGAGAAAGTTTTTAAACGACAATTACAAAAGATATTAGATTTACCGTGCGATAAAATATTTCATAATGCTATCTATGATGTGGGATGGTTAAGTGCCATGGGCCTTGAAGTAAAAGGCCGTATTTGTGACACAATGATTGCTGCTCCTTTGATTGATGAGAACAGAAGAAATTATTCTTTAAAAGAAATAGCGCAAGAATATGTAGGAGAAACAAAATCAGAGGCTGGATTGTATGAAGCTGCAAAAGACTTTGGTGTAGATGCAAAAGCAGAGATGCATTTGTTACCAGCTATGTACGTGGGTCCTTATGCTGAACAAGATGCTGCTGTCACATTAAAGCTATGGAATGCACTAAAGGTAGAATTAATTAGACAAGAATTAACATCGGTATTTAATTTAGAAACAGAACTTCTTCCTATTCTATTTCACATGAAAAGAAGAGGAGTGAGAGTGGATATAGAAAAAGCAGAACGTCTTAAAGCAGAGTTTAAAGCGGGAGAGAAAAAGATATTAGAGAGTTTATATAAGAAGTGTGGGTTTGAGGTAGAGATTTTAGCACCATTATCTATTGCAAAAGCTTTTGATAAGTTAAAGATACCTTACAATCGTACACCTACAGGTCTTCCTAGTTTTGATAAGAACTTTTTATCTACTCATTCCCATCCCTTTGCTAAACAAATTGTTGAGGCAAGAGAAATAAACAAAGCATATACTACTTTTATTGATTCTATTTTAAAACATTCTCATAAAGGGCGCATTCATGCAGATGTAAATCAATTGAGATCGGAAACAGGTGGTACTATTTCCGGAAGATTAAGTATGCAAAACCCTAACTTACAACAGATTCCTGCAAGAAACCCTAAAATTAGTCCTAAAATAAGATCATTATTTATCCCGGAAGAAGGGGAGAAGTGGGGGATTTTTGATTATTCACAGCAAGAGCCACGTTTATTAGTTCATTATGGTGCTATAATAAGTGACCGAATAGAATTAGAAGGGGTAGCTCCTTTAGTAGATGGCTATACCAACCAAGATATAGACTTTCATCAAGCTGTTGCAAACATGGCAAATATAGACCGTAAGCAGGCTAAAACAATTAACCTAGGGATGATGTACGGAATGGGTAAAGGTAAACTGATGAGCGAATTAGGGCTAGATAAAGATGATATAGATACAGTCTTTAAACAATACCATTCAACTGTGCCTTTTGTAAAAGAATTAACAGATAAAACTATGCGTAGGGCAGGAGAAAAAGGATACATTAGAACTATTCTAGGTCGTAAATGTCGGTTTCATTTATGGGAACCAAATTATTTTGGTGTTCATAAAGCATTGCCTAGGGAAGAAGCAGAAATAAAACATGGTGGAATGAATAAAATTAAACGTGCTTGGACATACAAAGCTTTGAATAGATTAATCCAAGGATCAGCAGCAGATCAAACTAAAATGGCTATGGTCAAATTGCATAAAGAAGGGTTCCTTCCCTTGATCCAGGTGCATGATGAATTAGACATGTCATTTTCTTCTGAAGAAGAAAAGAAAAAGATTATTGAAGTAATGGAACATGCGATTGAATTACGTGTGCCATCTAAAGTAGATGCAGAGATAGGTCCTTCATGGGGGGAGGCAAAATAATATGGCATACGCAAGAAAAAGACAGGAAACATATATTAATACTGCAAAGGGAAAAGCTGCTATTAATAGATCAAGAAAAAAAGAACAGACAAAACTACGATCTACACTTGAAGGTAGAATAACTCTGCGTTATCGCAAAGTTAAATGTGAATGGGGTAAAAGTGTGGCAGACTGGTGGCTTAAACAAGAACCTAAATGTGTGATGTGTGATAAAGATGTTTTATATAATAAGGCTCCAAGTAGAAAAAAGGGGAGAAGTAATCTAGCAGAATTAGTTATTGATCATGATCATAAATATACAAGAAAAGATTATCGAAACAATCCTAAGCTTTTACCAAGAGGTTTAATATGTCAGCGACATAATTTAAGTTTAGGTATGGTTAAAGAAAGTACAACAGAATTAAGGAGAATGATTGCATATCTTAAAAAAAATAAATAAGTTCATGATATGAAATCTTTATGTTTAACTTTATTTTTACTATGCAATACAACATTAAATAATTTTGATTTTAATTACTCTACACAAGAAGAATTTGTAGAAGGTATTATTGAATGTACGCAGTTAACAAATAGTTATCTTCCCCCTCCTTCACGATCTATTATAATTATTAGTGTTGCTCAAGCAGCTCTTGAATCTGATTGGGGTAACTCTCGTTTTGCTAAAGAAGGAAATAATTTTTATGGAATAATAGAAACTGATCCTACTTCAAAACATTTAAAAGCTTTAGGTGATCCTAGTATTATGATTCGTGTGTATGAACGTAAATGTGAATCAGTTGCTGATTATATTCAACTTTTAAATAGACATCATCTTTTTAAAGATTACCAAGATTTAAGGGTAAAACAATATATAAGCGAAGAAATAGATGTTATTGCATTAATAGAAACTTTGAAAGGATATGCTGTAGATCCTAATTATATTCCTAAATTAAAAGCAACAATAGGATACCTATTAAGAGAATATCCAAACTTGTTTAATGTATCAATTAATACTTAAAATTTTATCTAACTTTTGATTTATTTCTTTTACTTGTATTTCAATAACCGAGAGCCGTGCATCAATACGTAGCATGTCCATATCTTTTATTTTTGATTCAAGGGCCGTGACTCGTGATGACATCATCCCGTTAGTGAAAGCGATACCAGCTACTATACAACCAACCCATATCCAATCACGCATTGATAGATTCATTGTTATTGATTAAAACCAAATAATCTTTTTAAATAATTAGGTTTTTCTGCTAATGAATTTAATACATCAAGAGAACCTTGATCCGTGTTTACTCCCGTATCAAAATTTTCGTTAACCACCATATCAGAAAGACTTAAATTATTTTGATCCAACAAACCAGTAGTCATATCTGGTGGGTTGTTTATAAAATTTGTTAACTCTGTTTTTTTAATATCATCTATATTTAATCTATTAACATTATTAATAGCAGTTTGTTTGTCAGCAGCTAATTTATCTAAATATTCTGTTCCGGTGTATGTTTTTTGAGGAACAAAAGCCCGATTTTTAACATAGTCTGTCATGTTTTCATAACCAGGAACCAAATTTCCACCCATAAAACCTATTAGATCTAATGGAACCCCAGCAATTTGTCCTGCTAAGTTACCACTCTGTGCTGCTTCAACATCCTTTACTATAGGAGCTTGAACATCTTTTTCCTTGATTACACCTGACTCAAACAATTGTTTTTGAATTATAGGAGTATCAAAATTCATGTTATAATAAGCTTCATTTACACCAGCCTTGGCTAAGTCATCGCTTGTTATTTCTTTGCCATATGTTTCTATTTCGTAAGTTTTTACATTTTCTTTAGCATCTTTATTTAAGTTTTCTTTAACTTGTTCTGGTAAAGCAAACACATTAGAGGAGGTAAACTCAGGTCTAACTAAATCTGATAAAGTATCTTGTACATTTGCTGCTTCTGCTAATTGCAAAGCTGAACCTGTATTTAAATCTGATTCTATAAGTTCTGTGCGAGGATCATCGGGAAGAGAAAAAATAAACTCGGGACTAATTCCTCTGTCAATAGCTGCTTGTTTGTCTTTTTCTGTAACTGTTCTTACTTCTGGAATAAAATCTATTCCTGGTTGTCTGTCTGAAATAGTAAAAGGTTTTTCATCTAATGGGCTTTGTCTATCTGATCTTGTTGTTATAGGAGTTGCACCCTCACCTGCACCAAAAGTTATGTCCAATGGGTATCGTACTCCTGGCATATCAGGATCTGTGTAAGGAATTTTTTTCTTGTCTAACCCTAAAGCCTCTTTAGCAAAACGTACACCTGGTAATCCTTTTTGTAATTGATTAGAAATAGGATACATATCTGCATAGGCTTCTGGATATTCGTTTTGTAGTTGTCTTGTTGGATCTAGAAAATCCATGTCCATTGTTTCATCAAAAATTTCCTTACCTGTTGTGTTTAACATATTAGGATTAGCTTTTATTTGTTTTTTTATTTGGTCTCTTTTACTAAGAGGAGCTGCATTAATCATAGCGTCATGCGCTCTTGACAATCCTAGTTTTTTAACAAACCCTTTTTTCTTTGAACGAAGGTCTTTAGCTAAAGCTGTGTTTCCTTTTTGTAAGGCTGTATTAATTCGTCTATCAAGACTACCTACACTTTGTTCTAAAGATGTTTGTTTTTTCTTAGGAATATATTTATTAGCAGCAGCAATACCTGCTTCTCTGCCTGTACTTTCGCCCCCTTTTCTTACATCAGCTTTTCTTCTACTCGCTTGACCACTACGAGCTTTGTCTTGCCTAGCTTCTGCACTTCTTCGTGCCGAACGTCTAAGGTTAGCTCTTCTACCACCAGCACCTCGTTTAGGCCCACTTCTTTTAGGCCTATTTCTTTTAGGTCTACTTGGTCTTTTACCTTTATATCCCGGTGGTGGCATTATGTTCTCCTTGCTGCTATAGCTTCTGTTATATCAATATCTCCGCTTTTGGCAAGTTGAGATGTGTCAGATGGGTTAATTACATTACCTGATGGTTGTATCATTTGGCTAGAATCAAACTGTTCTAATAAAAGATTTCCACCTCCACTAGGTACATTAGGAGTATTAATAACAGGAGGGGCAACGGTTTCTCCTTGAGGGACTACTAAGTTAGGAGTTCTATCCCCCATTAAATCTAAGGGTCTTTCAAACAATCCTTCTACATCTTCAAAGAATACATTTCCTTTATAGTTATTAAAGATATCCCTGGAAAGTTGTCTAAGTAATTGGGTAGGATCATTTTGTCCTCTCATTAAGTGATTATCTTTTACTGTTTTCATAGCAAAAGAAGAAAGTTTAATAGGAGAAAAATTACCTCGTATTAAAGCAGAAGCTTCTTTATTAGAATATCTATCTCTTAATTCTTTTTTAATTAATTTTTCTGACAATCCTAAATATTTTGCAGCTTCTATTTGTTTAAACAAAGCTTGATCCGCTTTAAATTTAATTTCATTTGCTCTTTCATAAGCTTTTATTACGTCTTCTACTGTAGCATTACCATCAAAAACTACAGAACTAATTTCTTTCTTCGCCGCTCTTTCTTGTTTTTGTTGACCATTAATTTTAAAACTAAGTCCTTGTTCAATAAATGGGTCTTGAATTCTAAATCCAAAAGTTCCTGACACTTCGTTCATAAATTTATAACCACGATTGTATTGGTCTTTATTTCCTACACCCGATAAATAAATTCTTTCCATTTGTTTGTATCCAAAAGGGGCTGCTCTACCAAATAAAGATACCGCTCCTTTAAAAAATTTTTCAGGGAAAGGATCGTTTTCTTGCCATATTCTTTTACCATTTTTCTTTTCGCCTCCTCTAAATAAAACATCCCCGTACCATTCAGTAATAATTGATTCGGATATAAAAGGTTGTGCTAATTCTCTAAGAGCATCAAAACCTGCAGCCTCAACAGATTTAAGAACTGTTTCTTCATTTTCTCGACCTTGATTAAAAGCATTAATAGCAGCTCGTGCTGGTCTTGTAAGTAAATCATAAGCATTAGTATGTGAAAAATCTATAAAGTATAATTGGCCACCTTGTTTAATTGGAACAATACTAGAGTTCTTAGACCAATCAGGTAAATATTCTTTAAGTGCATTTAGTGTTTTATCTGATACACCGTACATTAATTGTCCTAATTCTACCATTCCTTGGCCCATTAATCCTCCAAAAGTTGTGACACCTAGTATTCTTTTCATTCCTATACCCGCAGTCATTGGGTCTCCTACTTCTTTTACTCCTTGTCTTAATGTGTTAATACCCGTACGAATTGTTTCTACAGGAAATGAAACAAAGTTTCCAAGAGGAAGACGTCTTAATTGTTGGATAAAGTCTCCTACATAATCATAGTTAGGTATATTATTTTTTACAATGTCCGCTGATTTTTCTTTAACAAACCTATCGTATCCTCGACGAGTAAATAAATCCTCACTACTCACACCATATTTTGCTGCTTCATTTTTATATTTATTAACAAAACCATTGACATCATTTTTATAAAAATCATCCCAAACACTTTTGTATTTGTTTTGTTCAGCTACATAATTTTGAACTTTAAAAAAATTATCTTCTGAAGCATATAAGTTTCTTGCTGTTCTTCTAAGTTTACTAAGTCCACTTTTTCCAGCAGGATCAAATCCTTTAAATATTTTATAAAGAACACTTTCTGGAACAACTGTTTCTGAACCATCAAATGTTTTAGATACATCATCAACCAGATTAGCCATGTCTTGAAGTCTAGGACTATTATTAATAACACCTAGTTCTTGAAGTTCACGAACATTTTTAACATAAGCATCTATTTGTGCTAAACTTTTTTTATCTCTGTATATTTTCCTACCTAATTCTGTTTCTAATTTACTTTTAGTTTCTCCTTTAATTACATTTAAAGTATCGGTAAATTCTTCATATATTTTTCCAGGATTACGAAACCAATTACCATTCATTCCTGTAAAAGACAGAGCACTTACAACGTTACGTACATGAGTAAATGGATTTAATGTTGTAAGAGATTCTTGTGTAAAGGCTTTAGGTCCTAAGAAAAAAGTATTGTAAATAGGTGAATTTAAAAAACGATTATTATTATTAGAAGCTAATTCTCCAAGAGCTTTTGCTAGTTGAGGAGTCGTATACAAACCATCTAATGCATTGTCAGAATTAATACGTGTAGTAAATTTTAATCCTCCTTCTGCTATTTCTGGTGTATTAAAAAAATATTTTCCGTCACCGCTAGCTAAAACATCATTATAAAATTTGGTAGTAGAAGCATAATCATTTAATTTTCTTACAGTATTAATATAAGACTCATCTAAATTACGTACTTCTCCTAAAAGATCCCGAATAGCTTTAGGAACTTGCTTTCGTCCCCTTGCAATACTTTTATCTACAGTAATTAATCTTTCAAAACTATCCCCTAATTTTTCAAAGTCTCCACCTGAATATAAAATCTTTTTAATTTCATCATCCATTTGTCTTGCATTTAATTCATTGTACGGAACAAATCTTCCACCAAATTTTTTTCCTGTTATAGGATCTACTGTTTCGCCTATTATTTCTCCATACATTTTTGGGTTAGCTTTACTAATTAAAACTTTTGCTCGGTCTATAATTTTAAGTCCTTCTTTAGTATTATATAAACTTTCAATCCACTCCTCTGACATTTTTTTGTTTGCACCTTTTGCCCTGTATTGCCTAACAATATATTCCCCTATGTTTGCTCGCACTGTATCTAAAAATTGAGGAGTTACTCCTGCAGCTTTTTCAATACCAGGAGTCTTTAATAATGTATTACTAAGAGCATCTATTTGATCTCGTATGGTTATCATGTGAGGGAGAAGTTCTTCAGGAATATTACTGTCAACAAATTGTTTTCTTTTTACAAGCTCTTGTTGTGTGTATGGGCGATATTCTGTTTTTCCTTTTTTAGGACCTGAAGTATACTTAACCATTCTTCCCATGCCACCCGTGGTCAAGAATTCATGCATTGCTTCCATTAACTTTTCTCTACTCTTTAACCCTCTTTTTTCTAGTTCTTTAATCATGTTGTTAGAATTTTTAGGATTTAATAATTCATCAACAGCATTACCTAATCGTTGAGTATTAATTCTTACATCTTCTTCTAAACCTCTAGTAAGATTAATTTTATCTCTAACTTGTTTAAAAATATCTGTTCCCGCATATTTAGAAGCGGCCGTAAGTTTAGAACCAATTAATTCTTGAAACTTTCTAATGATATTATTACTACTAAATTGCCATCCTGTTTCTAATTGTTGAGTAACATCCCGTGGTTGATCTAGTTTGTCTACCCCTTGTTTTATAAAGTTTTTTAATTTAGCTTGTGCTACTTTAAGATCTTCAACGCTTTTAACATCTAGAGAACCCTCTCTCTTACCTTTAGCTTTTATTGCATCTATTTCATCTTTTACTTTAATGTATGCTTCATATCGAGGATCAAATTCTTTTCTTACGATAGTGCTACCCGGTCCTTTAATACCTCTTATTACTCCTGCAACAGTGGGTATAACTTTTTTAAAACCTGCTTTTGCACCGGGTATTAATACTTTATCAAATAAAGAAAACCCTAATGCACCTTCCATTCCAAATTTAAATTTATTAGTTAATCTTCTAAAGGCTTCAGCCCTTCCTTCTTCTCCTTGATTTAATCTTTGTTCCGTGGGTCCTGCACCAAGAAAATCTCCTATTGTAGGAATGTCTTTTGTGCTAGCTATAGCATCTGCTACACCCGCTGCACCAAACCTAGCTAGGTTAGGAGACTTATTTAATATTCCTAAATTTTTCGCTTTGAGTAAAGCATTAGCACCTTTTAAAGCAAAGCCTCCTGGTACACCTAATTGAGTTAAAATTTCTGTTGTCTTACCCAACCATGTATCATCAGCTAGATCTTCTAGTTTATTAAAAGCTTCTTGGCTGTCAAACCAGTCTTCTACTTTCTTTGTAAGTTCTGTTCCTAGTCCTAAATCTGCAAGAAGAGTTCCTGTTGTAACTAATCCTTCAACTGCTTTTTCTGCACCTGATAATACACCTGCACCTGCTGATACTATGTATCCCGCTTTTTTTTCTGGTTCTTCAGTGGTAGAAGTGTAGTTACCTCCACTATTATTAAATTGGTCTAATAACCTGTTACCTGTATTATTTGGAACAGTTACTTCTTCTTTTTTTGTAGTTAAATCAAATTGATCTAATAATTGATTAGCCATTTTAAATTACATATTTAGATGGGTCTTCACCTATTTGAATTAAGGCTGCTTTAATTTCGGTATCTGTTTTTCCTGCTTTTTTTAATTGAGAAATTTGTGCTTCAATTGTCATAGTTTCTCCAGGACTACCTTGTTTAATTGAAGTAAATATATCTGAAATTTCTTGCGCTGTAATATCAGGATTACCTCTAGTTAAATTTAAAGATAATTCTTGATAGAATTCTTGGTCACTCATAATAGCTTTGTTTTTAGATAGACGAATAATCTGTTCAATAGGTAAATCTTTAACACCCGGCAATTGTTGTAGGTATTCTAAGGTTCTTACATCATCAGGTTTAGCCCTAGCTGCAATGTCTTTTTCTGTAAGTGCACGATCTTTATCTGCTTCAAAAGATTTAATACCTGATTCTATACCTGCCATTGTAATCTTATCCATACGATCATTAATAGCTTGTCCTATTTTTGTAAAAGTTTTTAATGGGTCTGTAGCAGAACGAGATAATTTATCTAAAAAGTTTCCTCCTCTAGCTTGCATTAAATTTAAACCTATTTCCGTAAGCATTCCAAAACCCGCTGTTTTTTTCCTATCAGATCCATCTCCTAATTTACTTTTAAATAATTCTATTTTCTCGCTAATCATCTCATCAAGATTACCTTTATTAATATCTGTAATAACATCCTCTTCAATTTTAGTTCCCTCATCTTTTTTTGAAGGTATCCCTGTAGGCGAGTCTTTAGGTCTTTCTATTTTGCCACTACCTTTGTATGGATCTTCTTTTTCTTCCTTTTCCTTCATTACCAAATCACTTATTTCACTTATAGCAAATGGTGCCGTGCCTAAACCAAGCATTCTAAGAAGAGGTAGTTTAGATTTTGCTACACTACTAACAGCAGGTAAACCAGCACCCCCTCCTGTGTAAGGAACGATAGCCGTGCCTGTTGTTCCTCCGCCTGTAACTTTTGGTCCTCCTCTAGTTATTAAATTTTTTCCTTTGCTTATTATTGCTGGTAAAGTATTTTTAGCTGCTTGTAATCCTTTTGCTATATAAGGCAATGTTCTGCTTCCTACACTAATTGCTGCACCAACATAATGATATTGCACTGGCTTAATAGTGCCATCTTTCATCTTAGCAAACATTGGTCTATCTAAAACTTTTCGGTTTGATTTTTGTATATTATTTAAACCCATTAACTACCACCTTGAAATTGTCCATAAGCTCCTAGTCCTGCGATACCAAGTCCTAATGCTTGAGCAAATGGATTAGTTTGTGGTTGTTGAGTATATTGATATTGACCACTTGGAACTCCTCGTAAAATATCACTAGCAAATCCAAGTCTAGTAAATGGTTCACGTTGTGCCATCAGTTGTTGTTGTCTTTGAGCTTCTAACATTCCTTGACCTAGTTGTTGTTTCATACCACCAATACCAAGAAGTGACTGAACATCCCCTTGACCTAGTTGTTGAGTTAATGCACCAAGACCAGCCATAGTTTTACCTGTGCTTGCTTGACCTAAACCTAATTGACCTAAACCTTGGCCTGCTTGTAATGCTCTTCGTTGTTGATCAGCAAATGATCCCATTGCTGCACCTTGTGCTTGTTGAAAGTTTCTTGATAAGTCTTCAAAAATTCTTCTTGATTTAATGTCAGCTAAATTTTTTCCCATTTCTGCTTCTTGAACACCCATACGTGATCCACCAAAAGCACCTACCTTTTGTGCTTGAGAAGCTAAACCTTGTTGAGCTATTTGTGCTTGACGATCATATTCTTTAAGAGCTTCTTGTGTTACACTTTGTTGATAAGGATTCATAAAAGCTTGCGCCTGATTAGGATTGTAAGCTTGTGCTCCGCTTAATAATTGTCCTGCTCCAATAGCTTGTGTAGTAGCTCCAAGTCCTGCTTGTTGTCCTGCTTGTTGTAAGTACGGCGCATACGAACCAATACCTTGACTAGCTAATTGAAATGCCTGTTGTTGTTCTGGTGAAAAACTTGCAAATTGAAATTGTGGAATAGGTTGAGCTATACCTGCTCTACCAAATTTTCGTAAGTTAAAAGCTTCATCGGTTTCACCCGCCTTTTTTACAGCCTTTGGATCTCCATATACGGAAGCTAATAATTGTTCTGCTCTTTTTTCTATGTAAGGTGGCTGGGCAGTAATATTTGTGTAAGTTTCAACCATTATGCTTTTCCTCCATAATTATTTTGTATACTGTATAAAAATTTTGATCCTCTGTCTCTTTCATCTTCTCTTCCTTCAGCACCCATCGCTGCCCCAAGTCCTCGGACTGTTCTTGCATTAACAACAAATTCTCCATCACTTAACATCGCTGGCACTTCATCACTAGTCTCGGTTCCTGGTCCTGCTATCCTACCATTCTTACGAGGAAAGTCTCCACCATCTGCTAAACTTATTATTCCCCCATTAGCTAAACTAAAACCGTAAGGTTGATTAGCAGTACCATAAGGTATTAATTGAGGAGGCGCAATATCCGCTTGACCTAGATCTCTAAATCCAGGAACTTTTCCATATACGTCTTCATAGGTAGATGTTACTTCTTCTTCTCCACCTGCTCCTGCTGCAGTAGCTATACCTAAACCTGCTAATGCAGATTTAATTGGATTTTTTTTAACATATCCCAAACCTTTTTGAAGTATATTTTGTTTAGGAAAAGTAGCTGCTTGCATAGGTCTTCCAGCAATTTCTCTAGTTATATTTGTGCCTACAGGTTTATTAAATATTCCACCTAATCCTTGACCTGCCTGAACACCTCCAAATTTACTAAGAGCTCCTCCTGCTAATCCTGATAAGGCTGCAAATTTAAGAGCTTCTTGTGGACTTTTACCAGCAACCAAACTTCCGAGACCTCCGCCAATAGCAGAGCCTAGCATTGGGCCTCCGTATAAATATCCTAATCCTGCACCAATTATAGGTGCTGCTTTTTTTGCTGCTTTAAAAATCTTCTTTAGCATGTTCTCCTTCTGCAAATCATGATTGTCGGTAAATAGTGCAAGGAGGCTAAACTTGTAGAAATGCCAATTTAATTATATATTTATAGGCAAATTATTGCTATATGACAATAGATATTTATAGCTAACCGAAAGGAAAGAATGATGGCTACCAAGAAAACCCCAACCCCTGTAGTTCCTGCACCCCCATATGGAAGACCTTTAAATAAAGATGAAATAGAATTTGTAAAAGAAAATATGAGAAAACATAAAGAACAAACAGAAAAGAAAAAAGAGAAAAAAGATGAATAAAGAACCAACTAAAATAGAATTTCATGCCGTAAGACCTTTTGGTCCTACTATATTACAAGGTAAATTACCTAATAGTATGATTAAAGTGTTAGATGATAAGGCATCACAGTTATTTAATGATAAAAAATTAGCTAAGGAATATGATCATTCAATGAACTTAGCAGGCAATGTTAAGCAAGAAGTTAGATATCCTATGGAAGATTTAGAGGGTAAAAAATTTAAACCAATCATTAATGCGATAGGTGAAATAGTTAAACAATACATTTCTATTCCTCCTGCAAGTGATACTATATCACCTGCTTTTGTAGGATCAATGGTTGTTGAATCTATGTGGGCCGTGAGCCAGTGGGCGGGAGACTTCAATCCTTTTCATATTCATCAAGGAGAATTATCAGGTGTAATTTATTTACGTGTACCCCCTAGTCTTAAAGACGAATACGCAAAAGAAGATCATTATCCTTGTGTGGGAGATATTATTTGGCACTGTGGACAAGCAGCAACTTTTAGTGGTCATAAACATCAAGCTACTCCAGAGGTTGGCGCAATATATCTTTTTCCTGCTTGGTTATCTCATGGTGTTTATCCTTTCAGAACACAAAATGAAGAGAGAAGATCTGTTTCTTTTAATTTACAGCTAAAGAAAAAAGAACCTATTAATGAATAATGGGTGAAGGGTTTGATATAAATAAAATTCCAATGGTCCGTGTGACGTGGCTCGATGCCCGTGATACAGAAACTGGGTGGCTGGATATAAAAGAAGTTATTAATGCACCGTTGGCCGTGTGCCAAGAAGTAGGTTGGATGATTACTAATAATGATGAAAGAATAGTTATTATGAGATCTTACAGCAAAGACAAAGATGATGTTACAGGTGGTGGCGCTATTGCTATACCCAAAGATTGGTTAAAGAAAATAGAATATTTAAAAGTAGATTATGCAACACAATAAAAATACAAAATTTGTTATGTATGTTGATGATTTTTTGGATGAAGCTACATTAAAATCATTACAAAATACTCTTATGAATTTAAGCTATACTCAAGTAGATAATCCAGAAGGTCAAGTGTATGGTCATAGACACACCTTTCCTAAAAGTTTTCACGATGATCCATTGTTAAAGTTAATTAAACAATATTTTTTTCCGCACAGGAACCTTGAGCCGATATCCGTGAGTGCACACTATAGACAAAATAACAAAGAACCTTTGTTTCATACAGATGATGATAAAGGAAATGTCGCAAACTTTCTTTTATTTGTTAAGGGAGAACCCCTCCTTAATAATGGCACTGGGTTTATGCATAACAATCAATTATCTTCTCACATAGGTTTTGTAGAAAATAGAGCTTTGTTTTTTAATGGCATGAAAATACCACATTCAGATTTACAATCTTTCGGTGATAGCTCTAATAGATCTACATTAAACATATTTTATAAAGATGTCACATAAGATCTTCATAGGTACCCCTTGTTATGGGGGTATGCTTACAGCAGATTATTTTAAAAGTTGTTTACAACTTATTGCTTTAGCTTCTCAAAAGAAAATAGAAATTCAAATTGGTACAATTGGTAATGAATCATTAGTAACACGGGCTCGTAATACTTTAGTGCAATTATTTATGGATGAAAAAAAATATACTCATCTTTTATTTATTGATGCTGATATTGCTTTTAATCCTGAATCAGTTTTTCGTATGTTAGATTTAGATCAGGATGTAACAACAGGTGTTTATCCTCGTAAATTAATTGATTGGACAAAAGTTAAAAGAAGAGTAACTGAAGATCCTAACATAGGAGAAGATGAATTACACGCAGCTTCTTTACAATATAATTTAAATGTTAAAGATCCAAACAATGTTAAAGTGGAAAAAGGATTTATTGAAGTGTTAGACGGTGCAACAGGTTTTATGTTGATAAAAAGACAAGTGTTTGAGAAAATGGCTAAGGCCTATCCTGATTTAAAATTTAAATCTGACCAACATTTAAATCAACCACATGATACAGAATTTGATTATCATGATACATCTGATTGGAACTATGCATTTTTTGATACTATGGTGGAACCAGAAACTAAAAGATATTTATCTGAAGATTATTCTTTTTGTCGTTTATGGCAGAAAATAGGTGGTAAAATATATGCTGATATTCTTAGTGGTATGACTCATTTTGGTAATTACCCTTTCAAAGGTAATGTAGCCACTCAATTCTTGCCACAAAACAATAAATAATTTAGTATACTCCAACATGAAATTAACTGATTTAAAGTTCCAACCAGGTATAGATAAACAAGATACTGCTTATTCAGCAGGAGACCAACGTAAATATGTTGACTCTGATTTTGTACGTTTTCACTACGGAAAACCTGAGAGATGGAGTGGTTGGGCATACTTACCTAGTCCTAATAAAACTATTGTGGGCGTGGTCCGTGATACATATTCCTGGATTGGTTTAGATGGAACCAGATATCTAGCTTTAGGAACAGATAGAAAACTATATATTTATGTAGGTGGTGGCTTTACTGATATTACCCCTATTAGAGAAACAGCTTCTTTAACCAATCCTTTTACAACAAACGGCACTACTACAGTAACTGTTACAGACGCAGATCATGGAGCTGCTGCAGGAGACTTTGTAACTTTTGATTCTTTTTCTACGATTGATGGTTTAGATATGAACAACGAGTTTGAAGTTACAACTTATGTAGATGCTAACACATATAAAGTTACTCATACTAGTACAGCCTCTGGCTCAACATCCGGAGGAGGCGGAGCAGGAAATGCTAACTATCAAATAACTACAGGACCTGCTACTTCTACTTTTGGATATGGTTGGGGTACATTAACTTGGGGATTAAGTACTTGGGGCACTGCTAGGTCTAGTTCAGATGTTGTATTGTCAGCACGTCAATGGTCCTTAGATAACTTTGGAGAAGATTTAATTGCTACTGTTTTAAATGGTGGTACTTTTGTTTGGGATACATCAGGGGGAGTAAGCAATAGAGCAACAGCTTTATCTAATGCTCCGACAGCTTCTAGATTTAGTTTGGTTTCTACTGATACCAGACACTTATTAATTTTTGGAACAGAAACAACAATTGGTAACACTTCTACTCAGGATGATTTATTTTTTCGTTTTTCTGATAGAGAAGATGCTACTGATTATACTCCTGTAGCTACTAATGAAGCAGGTTCACTTCGTATATCTGACGGTTCTAAAATAATGGGCGCTGTTAAATCTTCAGGTCAAATACTTGTTTGGACCGATACTTCTATGCACGGTATTCAATTTGTTGGAACACCTTTTACTTTTGGTATGAGACAACTTGGTGCTAACTGTGGATTGATAGCACAACACGCAGCAATAGAGGTAAATGGAAAAGCATATTGGATGTCAGATGATTCTTTTTATTTGTATGATGGTGTTGTTAAAAAAATGCCTTGCTCTGTACAGGATTATGTATTCGATGATATGAGTTATACAAATAGAAATGATATCGCCGTTGGATTAAACACAGCCTTTAATGAAATTATTTGGTACTACCCATCATCTAATGCAACACAAATAGATAGAGGTGTTGTTTACAATTATTTAGAAAATACTTGGTACACAATAAGTTTAGCCAGAACAACCTGGCTCGGTGCTTATGTATATGAACAACCAATCGCAACAGAATATAGCACAAGTGTAACAGCAAATGTATCTACTATATTAGGTTTGACCGCAGGAGCTTCTTATGTTTATGAACATGAGACAGGTAATAATCAAGCGAATGGTGCAGCAATTTCAGCTTTTTTAACTACAGGTTCAGTAGAAATAGCAGATGGGGATAATTTAATGTCAGTTAGTAAATTAGTTCCTGACTTTGATAATCTATCAAATACCTTAACGGCTACTTTAACATTAAACCAATATCCTCAATCCACAAATAGTGTTTCTACTTCAGGAACTATTTCTAGCACAACGCAGAAAATTAATGTAAGAGGGAGAGGAAGAGCAGTGAAGATAAAATGGGAGTCAAATACTATAGGTGATACAGCTTGGAGACTTGGCTCAACTAAGCTTCAACTTAGACCTGATGGAAGAAGATAAAAAAATAAAAATATTTGACAACAAAGTATCTTTTAAAACAAGAAGTGAAATATATAAATCAACACATAATTCTTTTTACAAATTAGGATGGGAAGATGCAGTTGTTGTAAAAGAAAGTGAACCTAATTTATTTTCAGAATGGTCTATAAAAGATTTATCAAAAGAAAATATACTTCCGTGTATTGAAAATTGTATAGAAGAAACACCTTGGTTTCAAAATAAAAAACTAGAACGCATTATAATTAACTTAGTAAAGTCCGAAGATGTGCATTATATTCACACACATTGGAATAAACAGATAGCATTGTATTATGTGAACTTGGATTGGAAAGATGGATGGTATGGTGAAACATTATTCTATGATCCCTTAAATTTACAAAAAATTGATTTTGCCTCATCTTTTATACCAGGTAGAATATTACTGTTTGACGGTTCTATTCCACACACAATTAGACCACAATCCATAAAAGGGCCTAAATTTAGAATGACTTTAAGCCTAATTTATTCTAAAAGATAGTATGGCTAAAATAACAATAACAAGATTACCTAACGCAACACCAGAATATAGTGCTAGTCAATTTAATCAAATGATTGCTATGTTGGATCAAATTATTTTACTTCTTAATACAAACTACCAAAACGAATTAAAAGAAGAATCCGAGCAGGAGGCTTTTTTCTTTGGCTAATGTATTTAAAAGCGCAATGTTGGATGTTACTACGACAGACTTAACAACTTTAATTACTGTACCAGCAGCGGATCCTGGTGCATCACCTCCCGTTGCACCCACAACAGCAGTTATTAAATCTATTTTAGTTTGTAATGACTCAGCTAATACCACTCTTCTTGATATAGAAGTTTTGAGATCATCAGCGACGTTTGAAGTATTTAAAGAAAAAAGTGTTGCTACAAAAACAACAACAGAATTATTAGAACAACCATTAGTTTTACAAGAAAGTGATGTTATGAAAGTTCAAGCTAATGCAGCTAACCAAGTACATGTTACTGCAAGTTATTTGGAGATTACGAAAGGACAACTCTGATTAATCTTCATTCTTTATTTATTACCCCTGTATTTTCTCTTCCACTTGAAGGTCATGAAAATCTTGTTGATGCTATTTATCAATTACGAGAAAAGGATCAAAAAGGAATGCCTCGATCAAACATTGGTGGATGGCATAGTAATGATGAAATATATAAAATAAAAAAGTTTAAGCCTTTAGTTAATGATATTCTTAAATATTCTAAAGATTGTTTTAATCACATGGATGTCAAAGATAATTATGTTCCTGAAGTGACTGGAATGTGGGGCATGATTAATCCACCAAGATCTAGAAATAATGTTCATACTCATCCTTATAACTATCTATCTGGTGTATTTTATTTAAAGGCACCTAAAAAAAGTGGCAGTATTGTGTTTCTAGAGCCAAAACCACAGTCAGAGGTACTATCACCCCCAAAAACAGATAAAGCTTCTATACACCTCGCTCACAGCGTACAATGGGAACCTATTGAAAATTCCTTGATTTTTTTCCCATCTTGGTTACAACATGAAGTACAAACAAATAATTCTGATGAAGATAGAGTTATCATTAGTTTTAACATAAATTGGAGAGACAAAGATGCCGATAGTTGAACCCGCTGAATTACTAGGACACATTACAACAAGTGATGGAAGAAGAATTCCTCACTATAAAGTAAAAACTGAAACAACAATTACTCACGCTGATACAGGTGTTGAATATGAATCAGAAGATGCAGCTCAAGCTGATGTTGATAATCCAGGAACTTCTACAACAGCAGAAAAAATTAGGAGAGATGTAAAAGTATTTGCTCCATCATTAGCAGATATGCTAGGCGAAACACCTGAATAATTAAGCACTACAAGCTTCGCACTCTATATCAGAATCTAAGCCTGTTAATATTACTTCTTCATCTGAAGTATTATGACAAGCACATCCTTGAAGATGTCTTGCAAAGGCATCACTTAACCTTTCTTTTTCTCGTTCTAATTGTAATAAACGTTCGTGATACTTACTCACCTTATCTACAAGGGTAGCTATAGCCTTCAATACTTCTTGATTTTCCATAATATCTCCTGATTTTTAAATTTTGGGTGAGATCTAATTTAAACATGTGTGCCAAATATATCAAGCAATCTTTTTATAATTGTTTTCTTGACAGAGAAAATATGCTATGAAAGAGACAGAAAAAAGAATGGAAGAGATAAGTTTTAATTATTTTTATTGGGGACCTTTGTTGTTTAGAACTAAGGTTAGTAAACAAATTACTAACAAGTTGTTAAAAGCAGGGAGAAAACAAAAAAATAATGATGCAAGAAAAGATTTAGCGGGAGTCATAGAAAAAGAATATTATTTTTCTGATGATATTAAAGCATCATTTGAACCTCATATTGTTAAAATAGCTCACGGATATTTACACCATTTTATGAAGAAATGGTCTCCTCGACGTGCAGGACAAAGTTATCCTCTTGGTGCCTTACAAAATGTTAAATTGGATAATTTATGGATTAATTTTATGCAAGAAAATGAATTTAATCCTAGTCATGTTCACACCAATTGTCACATGTCTTTTGTTTTATTTGTAAAAGTTCCTAAACTTGAGAAAGAAAGAAATAAATATCAAGGAAGTTCAGCAGGGCCAGGAGCCCTTGATTTTTATTATGGTGAACCTAATTTTTGGGTTAATAACGGACATAGTTTTTTACCCGAGGTAGGAGAGTTATATTTGTTTCCACACAATTTAATGCACGCTGTAATTCCTTATAAAACAAAAGGAGAAAGAGTATCTGTTGCAGGTAATTTAAGTATTTTTGATTCTAATAATCAAAGAATGCAATTATAATAATGGAAGAAATAAATTATTTAAAAGACTTAAAATATAAAAAATCTAATTATGAAGGTGTGAAAGTTTTCTACGGAAATGATGTTAGAGCAATAAGCGTTCAACCAAAATTTTCTGTTAATTTAACTCCTGGATCTATAATTCTTTTTACTAAGAAAAAAACTCAAGAATATATTAAACACAATTTAAACTTTGAACAACCCGCTGAAGTTGTAAATAAAACCACTCATAAAATTTATCTTAAATTAAAAGATGCAATTTTATCTAATGAAAAAATAGGTAATCTAACTTATTTTGTTAACCCTGGAAAAGATCCAAATGATTAAATATCCTTTAACTTGTATAGATAATTTTTTTCAAAATCCTACCTCAATAGTTAATTATGCAAATACTTTGTCTTATGAGGCTGATGATGAGGGAAGATGGCCTGGATACAGATCTCAACCGTTGCATATTATTTATCCAGATTTTTTCTCTCATATTTGTATAAAATATTTAAGAGCCCATCATAGTGAAGAGGACATGAAACATCTTTACTATCAAGCAAACGCTCACTTTCAAATTGTTAATACTAAGTATACAGAAGGGTGGATTCACACTGACTATCCTGTTAATCACACCTTTATTATTTATCTCTCACCCTTGGCTGATTTAAATTCAGGCACTTCTTTTTACGAACAAAAAGATGGCGCTAAAACAATTCCAAATGATTATGCATCAGCAAAAAAATTATATTATAAAAAGATTAGAGATAATGTTGAAATAACAGAAAAAGAAAAAAAATTTTTTAATAAAGTTCACAAATTAAACAATTCTCTTTTTACTGAGACCGCTAGTTTTAAAAATTTATTTAATAGGTGCATTGGATTTGATGGTTATCTATGGCATGGAGCAGGAAAATTTGATACAAATATTGATCAAGACAGGTTAACATTAATTGTTTTTTTTAATGAAATATCTACTCCTACAACGGGTTTACAAAGAAGTTATTCAACCCCTTTTACAACAGGTAATAAAATTTACTAATGAAAACTTTTGATTACGCTATAGATGGTATTTTTCCTGTACCTATTTATTATTCGTTTGATGTAAAAAAATTTACTAAAGCAGAGTTAACAGCTGTTAATAATCATAAAAAAAATTGTTATGGAAACATTGGAAATATTACAAGTAATAATACTTATGTTTTAAACACAAAATCTTTTCAACAATTAAAAAGCACTTTAACAAGACATATTAATGAGTATTTTCAAAAAGTTTATATGCCAAAGAAAAAAGATTTAAAACTTTATATTACTCAATCGTGGCTTAACTATACAAAAAATAACGAGTTTCATCATTTACATTCGCATCAAAATTCTTTTGTGTCAGGAGTTCTTTACATAAAAGCTAATCCAGAGTTTGATAGTATTGTATTGGAAAAAAGACAACCATTAGAAAATATATTAATGAATCCTCATACCTATGGTCTTTTTAATTCTGCTCAATGGAACTATAAAATAAAAACAGGAATGTTAATACTCTTTCCTTCTACTACTCCTCATAGTGTAAAAACAAAAAAAGATAATAATGAAAGAATAAGTTTGGCTTTTAATACATACATAAAAGGAACACTAGGTGATACAAAAAGTCTTACAGAATTAATACTATGATAAATTACAACAATGAGTTTTTATATCAATTTATAAAAACATATAAAGTTATAGACAAAGACGTTTGTAAAAGTTGTATTAAAAACATAAATAAAAGTGAGGGTTGGAATCAACATACTTTTTATAACGAAGGATTAAAAAAATCACACACAAGATCAGGTAGTAAAGAGTTGTCTGTTCTTTATTATCATCAAGCTCTTGGGGAACAAAAAAAGATTATAATGGATTCAATATGGCATGCTCTTAATAAATATTTTAAAGATTTGGATACGCCTTGGTTTACTGAATGGCATGGTTACACAGCTATAAGATTTAATAGATACAAAAAAAACAAAAAAATGGCTCTTCATTGTGATCATATTCATTCTATGTTTGATGGTAAAAGAAAAGGTATTCCTTTCCTCAGTATCTTAGGTTCTTTAAATGATGATTATGAGGGCGGTGAATTTATTATGTTTGATAAAAAAGAATATAAAATAAAAGCAGGGGAAGTATTAATTTTTCCTTCTTCTTTTATGTTTCCTCATAAAGTAGAACCTGTTACCAAAAGAACTCGTTACACCTATATATCGTGGGTATTTTAATGTTTGATATTGAAGTAATGAAACACGACGAAATAAGAGTAATAGATAATTTTTTAGACAAAAAAATATTTAAAAATTTGCAAGACATATTACTAAACAAAAGTGAATTCCCTTGGTTTTTAAATTACAATAAAGTTATAGATGATGGTGTTACGCAATTTACTCATATGTTTTATTATGACTTTATTCCAAATAGTGCTTATTATAATAACTTACTTCCTTTCTTTAAAATTTTACAACCAAACGCTATAAAAAGAGTTAAAGCAAATTTAACTATAAAAGAAACTGAAATAAAACCTTACGGTCTACATCAAGATTATGATGATGATTTAAGTTTAAATCAAATGAAGACAGCTATATATTTTTTAAATACAACGAATGGTCCGTCTGTTTTTGAAAATAACAAGAAAGTTGATTGTGTAGAAAACAGAATAGTTATTTTTCCAACAAAAGTTTTACACGCAGGATCTACGCATACAGATTCACAAGTAAGAGGAGTAATTAATTTTAATTGGTTTTAATTTACTCAGGAGGGGATTTTACCCAACTTGTTGATGATTCATCCCATTTCCAATCAAAAGTATCACTATCATTTGCCGTTGGTTGAACAGTAGGAGCTTTCCACGTATAAGTTGTTGTGTCTAAAACCCAAGAAGGCCAAGGTTTAGGTTCATAAAAAACATCTGCCGTTGGATCATATGTGTATCCAATACTCGGATAATTACCTCTTAATTTTTTACTTTGATCTCCCTCAACTCTATTAACTATATCATCCCAATACTTATTTCTCATTGTGTTATATGAACATTTTAAATATGTTTTAGTATCGCCATGATGGTTTTGAAAAAAAGCTTGACCAAGAGATTCTTGTTCATCGCCGTTTTCATCAGTAATAACATCGTTATTAACAACGAAAACTCCTGTTACAATATTGTTATCGTCTAGTTGTGCAAAATGAGCCATACATAATCCTAAGTTGTTAAGGTTCCTGAACCAGTAAATTTAATAATGGTATTAGTTCCACTTGTTGTTACTGTTGGAGAACCTGTTGTTGTTCCTGAATAATTATCTGTAGGTACACTTAAAATTACAACGCCAGAACCACCTGCACCTGATGTATCACCACTACTGTTTCCAGCACCACCGCCACCACCGCCTGTGTTTGCAGTTCCTGATTGTCCAGTATCAGTTTTTCCACCAGTACCTCCCCCGCCAGAACCACCGGAGCCACCATTATTACTACTAGAGCCGCCACCGCCACCGCCACCTGCAAAAGTAGCAGGAGAGCCTTGTATACTGCTTGATCCTCCAGCGCCACCACCGCCTGGGGTAGAGTGACTTGATGAGTTTCCTCCAGGATTGCCTTTTCCACCGCCGCCACCAGAGCCACGGTTGTTGTCTGTATTTGATGTTCCACCAGAATTGCCTTGACCAGATGTACCAGCAGCACCAGCATTTCCTGGTCCAGGATAGCTTGAAGCTGCCCCACCAGAACCACCAACACCACCAGGGTCATCACTTCCACCGCCACCTCCATATCCGCCACCAATAGAAGTAACGTTTGTAATTAAAGGTGAAGCTATTCCAGAATTTGATCCAGCGTTTCCATCGTTTTGTCCACCAGATCTTGCAGCTCCTCCGCCACCAACGGTGACTGTAAGAGTTCCTCCACTGGTAATTCCTGTAAATGTTCCTGTAAGCATGCCACCTGCTCCAGAACCACCTGTTGTACCATTTGAATATCCTTCAGCTGTTCCACCAGATCCGCCACCTGCAACTGATAAATAATCTATGTCATATTCAGCAGATACGCCTCTAAGATCGTCCATTGTTATTACTGCGGGTGCAGAACCAATTCCTGCTAAACTTCTAACTGCTGCAGCGCTCATATTAATTTGAGCAGTTGATGAATTACCTAGTTCGTCGTTTACGTCTGAGAGTGATATTGCATTAGGTGCACTGGGAGTAGGCATTATTAACTCCTTTTTAGTTTATCTATTTGTCCTTGCAAGTCTTTTACACATTCAATTAACAAAGAAGTTAAACGATCATATTTAACAGCTTTAATTCCATCATCTCTTGTTCCTACTATTTCAGGTAAGACTTTTTCTACATCTTGTGCAAGAACTCCAACATCTTTTTTACGAACAAAATAACCATCTTCTCCGCCTTTTTGATCTATATAATCTTTTTTCCAATCAAATAGAACACCATTTAATTTTGAAACTAAATCCATTGGTGAAGGAATGTTAACTATGTTTTCTTTAAGTGAAACGTCAGAAGAATAAAAAGCAGTTACATCATTTGTTGCTCTAATCTCGCCTGCTGTTCCTGAAGCTGCTGTCGCAATACCTAAAGAATCTAATTGAACATCATTACCAGCCGTTGTGTTTGAAACAACCACTGTGCCTGCTTGTGCTGGCAGTGTAATAGTTACATCTGCTGTTGCTGAAGGACCTGCGAAAGTAACTTTATTTGTTCCATTATCTGAGTCTTCATAAAATTCTATAAAACCTGCGCCTGTAGCACCATTTTTAACTTGTGCTCCTGCTGTAAAAATACCTTGAGTTGCAGTAACAGTTGAATTAAATTCTGCTGCTCCAGCTTCTGACATATCAAGTGTTAGTGCAGTAATAGCACCGCCATTGTCATCACCTTTAACTACAAAATCTTTATCTTGAACTGCATTTGTAATTACTAAGTCACCAGAATTTGCAGTAGTAAGAGTAGCAACATCTATGTTAGCTATTTTTACATCTATTTGATCATCTGTGTCTGCTGTTAAACTTGTGTCTGCATCTGCATCTAAAATTAATTCTTTTCCATTAACGTCTACTGCGCTATCAGCTAAGAAACCACCACCATAAACTCCACCAGCAGCAAAAACATCATACCAGTTTGTGCCATCAGTTGAAACAAGTCTTGTTGCTCCGTTAGCTATTGAAATTGTATTACCTGAAGCACCTAATCTGCAAGTCATTGCATAAGGACCAGAAGATCCAGAATCTGTAGTTGCGTTAGTAATTAAATAAACTTTTTGAGTAGCTGGAAATTGAGCTATTCTTACTGCACCGTGTGCACCTGTAAGTCTTATGTGAGCATTTCTTGCTTGGTTATTTGCTTGTGATTGTGGGCCATCGCCATTTGTAAGTGTAGTTACAGCAGCATCTCCACATGCAACATTAGTTACTCCAGCAATCGAAAACTCTAATGATTGTGAAAAGTTATTGTTCGTAATAGTTCCCCAAGTTCCTGAATTTGCACCAGTAGCTTGAAGCTCTATTCTCAAACTTGTTGAATATGTTGAACTCATTTAATCTCCTATATAATTATTATTAGTTAAAATAAAGTTTGTCAAAACTTTTATGCAGCTTTATGGACTTCCGTCCAACTTATTGCTGAGTTAGAATCATCTACAACATTCCAAAAAGTACCTTGTAAAGTTCCTGTACTACTTGTAGCAGAAACTCCAGTAGGTGTAAAGTCCACACTTATATTAATAGTAGGATTACCAACATCTGCAACCGCTTGAACGCTAGGTGCTTCATAGCTAGTTTCTTGTGTTTCTTCACCTAGTGATGAAGTTAATCCATTTCCACTTGCTGAAACAGTTGCTCCGCCACTAATTGTAGCAGATCCCACATTACTGGTTGCGCCGTTTGCAGTAAATTCATTTCCATCAGAAGCAGGGGTATTAGCTTGACCACCCATGCCTGGATGTTGAGTACAATAGTAATAAAGAGTTGGTGCACTAGAAGCTATAGTTATTTGAGTATATGCTCCTGCGTTACCTGGAGTTCCATTTGTTGTTACACCAGTTGTATATTCAGACCCTCCACCGTGTGTGCCGTCTGATGTTGTAGAAAAACGGAATGGATGTCCATCATTAGTATTATCTGACTGATCAAATTTATATGTGTTTCCTTCAGCTAACTCTAAAGTTTCTTGTTGAACACCATCAATAAAATATTTATTTCCACTTGCTGTACTTACAACAGTTACAGTTTTTGTGACAAGTCCACCTACGCCTACAACATTGACATCAGTAGATACTGCTTCAGTTCCTATACTACCAGTTAAATTAACACCTGTTGGCGAAATTACACCGGTACCAGTTACAGTTAAAGAACCAAGACTTGCATTAATAGCATTTCCTGATGGGAAAGCTGTTTTACCAATTTCAACAACTGCGGTTCCTGTAGAAATATCCATTTCAGGTTCACTAGCAGCAACGATAGTTAATGTTGAATCTCCTGATATAGAGAATGTTCCTATTGATGATGTAGCTGAAACGCCAGTAGCTTGAGCAAAGCCGCCAAGTACACCAGTTGAACTAGTTAAGCCAACACCAGTAACAGTAATATTAAAGTCTGTATTAATCGCAGGGGCTGTGGTTGCTGTGGTTGCTTGAGCTCCTGTTAAAGCATAAGAGGTTGTTAAAGTACCCCAAAGGTTATCACCCCAACCAATTAATTCACCGGTAACTTGGTTTGCTCCACGGTTCCAACCTGATTGGCGAACACCTTGAGCATCTTCATCTCCTACTTGCGAAGTTAATCCTATGCCAGTGAGAGTATGTGTTGAAGATCCAGTTACAGTCTCTGTACCTAAAGATGATGTAATAACATTACCATTAGGAGTTGTAATTTGATTACCAATTGCCGTAGCTGTTCCTACAGATGAAGTGGTACCTATTCCAGTAGGTGTAAAGTCTACACTAATTATTGGTGATTCTTCTCCAAGAGAAGAAGTCATTGAAGCACCAGATAATCCGTTGCTTGTAGTTAAAATAAAATCGCCATTACCCCAAGATGCTGCGTTCCATCCTAGTGGTACTGATGTGCCTACACCTCTGTTCCATCCAGTTAATAATTGGTCATCAACAATCGTTGGATTAGGCATTGTGCCTAACGATGTTGTTACCGCATTACCAGTCGCTGCATACTCAGATGCCTGAGTAGCGTCGCCAATACTAGATGTAAGTTGGTTTCCTGTTACGCTAAATATATTTGTCGTCGAAAGCGATACAGTTCCAACTGTAGAAGTGAGACCACTACCTGTAGCGTCTACAGGTGCTTGTTGATCCCAAGCACCCGAACTCCAGGTCTGTCGGCCCCATCCTTGAAGAGAGGCCATAATTTATCTCCTTATGCGATCCTTAAAATTGCAGCAGTAGCTTCAGCAGCAGGGAACGTAATTGTAAATGTTCCTGAAGTCGAAGTTTTTACTGCACCAAAATCTAATACACAAACGGACGCATTGGTAGTCAAACCAGATACAGTTGAACTATTATAAATTACAGCAGCTTGTGCTGAAATAGTTGCACTTGTGAATGAAATATCACTGAAATCACAAACAGCAGTGTCTGTAGATAATGCTGGCGTAACAGATGTTAACGCACCACCACCTTCAGCGTAAGTGCCTGATGCACCCACTTCGTCAGTTTGTTGAAATGCAGTTGTTGATTTACTTAAAGTCGCTTCGTTGTCGTATAATGCTAATTTAAAAGCGTTCCCTGTCGTTGCCGTGAAGTTGTGTAGGCCTTTCAGGATCTCCACTTTAAAACTGTTGCATACAGCTTGAGTAATTGCCATAATAATCTCCTATGGGTTCCTTGATTCGAGAGGGATACGAATAACGCCGTCCCGAAATTCGTCTCTACGATCACGCCCCATCTCATATGTGGCTAAAGATTGCATAGACTGATTAAACATTTTATCATAATATTGTATCATATCTGCCGGACCTTTCAAGTATCCAAGTGCTTGTAAAATACAACCATATAATAGCACGTTCGGAGCATTTTGACTTAACCAAGTAGATGTTTGTCCACTTGATAAGCCATCAGGCTTGTACGTGTATGCGAGCTCCACAGTAAGGGCAGCATCGGGAGTTGGCGCAATATAATGCGTGTCTTGATCCCACATAGCATAATACTTAGGGGTACCAGTTGCAGTTCTATCTGGCCAATATTCATTCATAAACGAAATATCTTTTTGTAGCAAGTAAGTTCTCTCAGGAGTTGCTGAAGCGGCATTAAAAATTTGAACATAACGTGTATTTTGCCAATCACTAGGAAGGGGTAAAAAAGGATTATTTATTGTTAATGTTGCTGTGTCATATTTACGATAATAAGTAAGATCTACTGTTCTCATTACTTGATCCTCAATAGATTTTATAAAAGGTTGTATAATACTATCAGATAAAATATTATTATCTGTTTCTGTATAGTTTCTTACATTATCATTTAAATCTGAATAATCGGTCATGACGTACTCACTGTAACATTTCCTATAAAACTTTGCATCTTAGTTATTTTTGAAGGTCGTTGTATACCTAATGGCATCATACTTTTAACAGTAACTACTGAACCATCAGAAAGAGTAGCTGTTTCATTTAAAGCTCCAAAATTATTAGCGGCTATTCCAATTAATCCTACCTCAACAGTAGAATCTACTACTTGAGGTTTTGCATGTTCTAATGATTGTGCATCGGTAGGATGATTAGTAGGATTTAATAAAGGAGATTTAGGTTCGTATTCTGAAATATGAACCCAGGCTCCTGTCCATTCCTGAACCATTTCATTATATGGATATGCTTGTCCATCTCTATCAGAGATTCTTAAAGCAAATTGTCCGGATGAATAACGTCCCATTAGTATGTCCCCGCTGTAATTCCTAATTTAGGCACAAAGTGTGAACTTACATTTCCTCTATTAGTATCTGCTGCTCTTCTAAATTCTTCCTCATAAGCTATTTTTAAAATTTGAGTTCTTTCAGGAGCATATTTTAAAGCTATATAATAAGCTAAACCTGCTGTTAAACACGGTAAAAAAGAAAAAGGTATTTCTGCATTATTAGTATAAGCACCAGAATCTTTCATTCTTAACATAGCATAATAAACTACAGTATAAGCTACATCCGCTGCCGGATATAAATACAAAGTAGGATTAATAGTCTTTTCAAAATAAAATTGAGTAGGTCTTCCACTAGAAGTTTTAACCGTATAATTTAAATATGTTGAACGACTAATGGGAGAACATGAATATTCATTATTACTTGAATCACGAATAACCATGTCTGTTATTTCTACAATTTCAGAAGCAGCATTTGCTCCTGCACCATACAAAGAAGTACCAGATAAACTGGTTGTATCTGCTGCTAACGCAGCAGTTTGTTTTTTTATAGTCCATAGATTAAGTCCTCTATTAGACCATTCAGCTAATAAAAGATTTAAAGATCTACGAGCAGTTTTTAATTCATAACCACTTCGATCTTGTAATCCACAGCGTTCAAAAGCCTCTTCAACAATTTCACTTATTGAAAGATCAAAATCAGCAGTACTGGCATAAGTTGGCATTATTTATTAATCTTGCCTTTTTTACGGGCTTTACTACCAAACTTACCATAAGATTCATTTCTGCTTGCTTTTAATTGTTTCTTTGTTCTTTTCTTTTTAATACGCATAGCAATAGATTCATCTTTACGATCTTTATAACCTTGCTTTTTTTTCTTAACTTTACCACCTTTTTTCATGCCTTCTGGACCACGATCCATTAACATAGTAGGCATACGTTTTCCTTTTTCATCGACTCCGTATCCTCTTGAATACATCATGTCGCCTGTACGACCACCCATATTCATTTTCTTAACTTTACCACCACCACGCATTTTAGCAGTTTTTTTAACTCTTCCTCCGCCTCTCATTTTAGCAGTTTTCTTTTTACCCATCATGATAGACCTCCATTGATCTGTTTGTATTTATTAGCACGTGATACTACGACGTCTCGATAGTATTCGTCAGGCCATTGTTTATAATAACCTTGCTTGTGCAATTTATCAGAAGCTTCCTGTAATTGCGAGAACTTTTGTACCAACATCATAGAATATTTATAATCAGGTCCTGATACATCTACATCCTTATTTGGGGAAACAAGGAACCTTTGTTCTTCTTCCGTTGCAGGATTAGAAGGATGAAAACTCATAAAATAGAAGTCTTTTCTATTATACCATTCATTAAAATCTTCAGTAGCCATATGAAGTTCATCAGGAGAATAACTAAAATAAGGGTCACAAAATATTAATATTTCTTTCTTAGTAAAGTCTAAATTTTTAAGATGGTCATTTAATTCTTTTTTATATGAGCTGTGTTTGGTTTTAACAGCAACCCATACTTTTTTATCTACCCAAGCTTTTTTAGCAAAAGGACACGCAGGCACTCCACCTAAATGGAGGTTGGGAACTTCTAAAAAATGTTTAGACCAAAGTCTAACGTCTTCGATTATTTGTTGCCTTGTCGGTTGTAACTTTTCCATGATTTTAACTTATGTTTATTTTTAGGTTTAGATCTTGAAGAATGACCAATTGAAGTTCTTTTTTTAACTGGAGTAAAATATTCGTTTGATGGTATTTTTTGAGCCATATTTTATAAATAAGTAATAGCACCCATAACCCATAAAGTTCCAAAAATAATATAAATTACTGTTACTGGTTCCATTAATCCCACTTCGCTTTTGCTCTTAAAGACCATCGCTCAAATGCTGCTGCATCTATATCTTTTTTTACCATCGTGGCACCTTCTGGTATTTCATTATAAAGAGCCATTACTTCACCATCTTTAATTTCTACTATACCAGGACCACAGAAAGCATCTTTATCATATCCAGTATTTTTCTTTTTAAGTAATCGTACTTCTTTCATACAAGAAGATAATGACTTCATAGGAATATACTGTGTCATTTGAGTTGCTTGGTCATTCATATTACCAAAAACAAACATGAGTATTACGCTAATGACTTCCATTGGCCCTCACTTTGTCCTCCAGCTTTTCTGTATCTGTAATTAATTTTTCTATATCTTGCTGTGCTCTTTTTATATTTACGGTGTTACTCATCATACCCTCCATTTCTTCTTGCATGGCTTCTATCTGTGTTGCCATAAATTCAATGAGCATGTCTTGTTGACTATCGGCTGGCAAATTACCCATTTCACCACGAGGCCATTTAATTCTAAATTCTGTGTTTTTTTCAACGTCTGATAACATTAACTTACCTTGTGTCTCGATGTTGTTTAAGCGCTCTATCACGCCAAAATAAGCCCACACACCCAGAGCTGTAGCTCCTAGTATGCTGAGAAGATTTCTCATAGGCATACTTACACTTGTATTATCTGATATTTTCATCATTTTTCCTATCATATACCTTTTTACTCTCTACAACTTTTGGTTTATATTGAGGAGTATATAGTTCTTTCGCAATAGGGTTATTCTTTTTCATAGCTCTATTGCGTTTTGTTAAAAACCATTTGTATTGTTTATTTGCCATTATCCACCAAGAGGATTTTCTAGCGCTCTTTTAATTCGCTTATCTATCTTTTCCTCTAGCTCCTTTTGT